CTATTTTGATGGCTTCGCAGTAGCGCCAATCCTCCTGTAAACGCGCTTGGTAATTTCTTGTTTGCTGTGCCCCAGTAGCAGGCTTGCGTCGCCAATGTCGACGATTTCCGATGCCGCCTTTGGCCGTATATCACGAAATTGAAACCCGCCAATCTTCGCGGCGAGCATCGGATCTCCCTGATCGATGGCTTTTTGCTGCGCCTTCTCACGCGCGTTGTCCCAGCGCAAGCGCAACATCCCCTTTGTCATCCTCTTGCCATGTTTGCTGATCAGCAAGTACTTGGAGGGGTGGTGTGCATTCCTCTCCGTTATCTCCCTAACTAATTTTCCCAAACTGTTTTCCCCAGCCTCCGTGTGCATCAGAATCCTGAGCTTTAGATTTGTCTTACCTTGCGTGACCATGAAGTAATCGCCCTCGATGTCATCGCTGCGCATTGAGATTACGTCAGCTGGCCGCTGGCCAGTCAGGTACGCCAGGTCCATTGCCTCCTTGAGTTCTGGCTCTGCCATCCCGTAGACCGCATCCCAGACCACCGCGTTGGCGTAGTAGTCGCGCGGAGTCTCCTTGTTTTTTCGGATGCCCTGGCACGGATTCTCCCGCTCGGTAAGGCCCCACTCCCGCGCCAGATTGAATACGTGGGAGAGCAGGGCGATTTCCCGGTTGGCCCGAACCTTTGCGGTGCGCGCATCGCGGTAGCCCGCAATATTGGCCGGCGTGATCGAGTCGATGGGCGCCCCGTCGAACATGGGGCGCAGCTGTTTCAACTCGGCCAGATTGTCTTTCTGGGTGCGCTCGCCTTTCTTGGGTATGACATCGCGCTCGTACCGGTCAAAGATCCCCTTCATCATGGTTAGATCGCCGGGTTTGTCCTTGGCTTCAAGCTCGGCCCACTTCAGGCGCGCCTTGTCCAAGTCCTTACCCAGCGGCACATCCTTTCCTGTCGCGTCTCGGTAGTAGAAGGAGGTCCAGGTGGTGCCGTTTTTACGTTTCCTCGTGCGCTGATACATGCGCGGTGGAAGGTGTCGATATTCCTTGTTGCGGGGGCGCATATCAGCTCACTCTGGAATAGTCGGGCGTCCATGCCGGGCGTGCCGGCGGCGGGTTTGGGTCAACGATCGTTGGGCTGACCATGCCCAGCTTCATGCGTGCGAACATGCGGCCCACCAGGGGGCGACCACCACGGCTTTCGACGTAGACCCAGTTGCGGTCTTTGAGCCACTTTCGTTGGTGGGCTCGGTGTTTGTAACCGGTCAGGTCGGCGAGCTCGTCGTCCGACAGGATCTCTGCCTCCATGTCTACCTCCCGCCGCCCGTTGTAGGCCGCGCTGTCTTGATGATGTGGATGATGAAACCGAAGGTGAGCAGCATCCAGGCGACGGAGCCGGCGAACGCTGCGACCAGGGTTTGGTCGGTACCGGTGGAGAGCAGCTCCGGTACCTGCCAGAAAAACCAGAAGGTGGACCCCGCCACGTACAACACGATGGCCGTTATGAGCAGGGTGAGTTTCGTTGCGTACATGGGGTGTCCTTGCCGCGCTGGGCGGCAGAAGTTGATAGCGAAGTGCCTCGATGGCGAAGGATGCGAAAAAGAGCTACAAATACCGGTCAACTTGCTCATGTGTCAGGGAGGGCGCGTGTCACACAATCTCGATGTTCCAGTCGTTCACGCCTATCGGGGGCATACGTTGTTTCTCAAGTTCGAATGGAGGCGACCAAACGATGATGTACCCGCATTTGCGAGAATCATTGAGCCGGCATCCGTTGAAGGATTGGGCGAAGTTGCCGCCGAGCTGACGGGCCCATGGCCTGACTATCCGGCGGCGCTGGGTGACGCAATGGCCGCTGCGGAGCGATGGATCGACAGCCAGTTATCGTGAGTTCGCTCACCGGCAGGCATGTAGGGGGATTGGGGTTAGGGCTTGGCTTTCGAGGCCCGCTCGCAGTCGGCGGCCAGCTTTAACAGGTTGCGGGTAGTCGGCTTGAACCCTTCGGTGTTGGGGTAGCGCGCGAGCTGGTGGCCGTGCGGGTATTCCTCAAAGGGGCCATGCCACGGCCAGTTCGATTTCCAGTCAGCCCAGACCGTGTAGGCATCCTGGCCGTCGCCCCAGTAGTCCGTGCCACCGCCAACTGAAGGCACGTTGCTCACACGCGTGTTTTGCTCATAAGCCAGTTCGGACGGCTCGTCCTTGTCGATCCAGGCGCGTCGGTACAAAGAGGGATGGGTCCGTACCAGGAGCTTGCTCAGCTTCTTTTCGGTGCGGGCTTTCATTGCCTCGGCCCCTTGTAGATGAAGATGTAGGCGAACCAGAGGGTGGCGATCACGACTTCCTGCTCCGGGTGACATCCTCTTCGGTGACGATATGCGGCGTAACGTCCTTGATCGTGAAGAACTCCGGCTGGCAATGCTTGCGAGCCCACGCCATAAGTGGCCGCATCGCCCGTTCCAGATCCGCCTTCGCCGTTGCGTCGAGTGTTGGGTAGTTGTCCGCCCACTCGCCCGCGTCGCTGTCGTAAGCGCGCTCGCTCATGTGGTCGAGCAATTCACTTTGGTCTGGCAGAAAGGCCGCCGGATCGTCCTTGCATTCGGTTCCGCGATAGACCGTGCCGCCTTCGTACAAGCCCAGGCTGAAGCTGGCCGGGTGTCCATCTCCATCGCTGTCATGGCCATAGTTGTCCTTCAGCAATTCATCAAGGCTGTCGTAATCCCAAGAACCATTCTCACCTGTGAGCGACCACTTCTCGCCGGTTGCGGGCGCTTCATAGTCAGGAATCGCGTTCGCAGCGGCGAAAGGCAGGGCAGCCCGGAACTGTTCCAGGTACTCGCTCGGCTTCGATCCCCAGCGATTAACCAGGCACTCAGCATCAACCGCTGAACCTTCGTCTTCAGGCTCTACAGACGGTTCACCCGGCACCATGAAGAACTCGCGCTCGACATCGTGCAGAAGATCGGAGAAACGTTTGGTGTTTTCGATGTTGGCCAACAGTGTCGACAGTTCGTGGTTTGAGCTGAGGCCGAACACGTTGTAGATGGCGGCCAACTCTGGCTTATGCTTGGGCATGACTTCGTCCTTGCCGCTATAGCGGCTGACTTTGAAGGGGGAGGGGTTACGGGTTTTGCGGTTGGAGTACGGATGTACTCCTGTCAGGTTTTGGCGCTACGCTTGCGAAACTCGTAAACCATGCTGCGCAGACCCACCAGAGACTCCTGCAGGTCACCGCGAGTGGAGTCGATATTCTCAAACAGCTCATCTTCTCCGTCGTCACCGCCCTCATCGGCGGCCAGCAGAGCCAGGCCGTATGCCTGGAATTTCGCCAACACATCATCGGCTGACTGGGCCATGTACTCGGCATGCTCGATGGCATAGTCCTGTGGCGACCGATCAGGCAGCAACAATGCTGCCGGTGCGGGCTGCACGATTACGCGGTCTAGGTCGGCTTGCTGCGGAACAGGGGCGGCGGCGAGCATGGCGGCCCAGCACAGTTTCGCGCGAAACGCCGCTTGCTGGCAGCCGCTCATCTCCTGGTACTGCTCCCAGACTTGCTCATCTGAAAAGCACTCGTCCGGCGCCGACTCGAAGCCGTGTATCGCCATGGTTTCGGTTGGTTCAACCGGCACCAGTTTCCATTGACAGCTCATCTCGCGATCTCCAGCTCAGTTATCGGTTTTTGTGTAGGTGCGCCACGGCACCTTCACGCCGTTGACCAGAAAGCCCCAGTCACCACGCCACTTGCTGGTGATGAACAGCGTGAAGACGCCGCCGGGCGACAGTTCGTCGATGCGGTGGTACTCGCCGTGGCTGAGGCGCGCGGTGTCGCCCTGGTCGCGCCTGATCCACTCACATGCGTCTTTCATAATCCAATCGACGAACTTGGGATCGGGATTCGGAATCAGCGATGACCTGACCGCCTTCTTCCACTCATCGCTCGCCGGCCGCTGCTCGTTGTACCAACCGCGCAGGATGATCGTGCGGGCGTTCCATGGGTGATCGTGCATGTCCCGGTCATCGTCGCGCCGCATGATGTGGTGGATGCGGAAGGACCACGGGCACCACCACATCGCCGGCTTGTGCGTTTCCCGGGAGTAGGGGTTGAACAGCCACCAGCGGCCCATGTACATCTCGGCGCCGTCGGCGGACATGATGTGCAGGTATGGGGTGCGCTGGGCACGGGCGATGAGCCAGGCGGCAACCGCCGGGCGCGCAAGCAGCTTGGCGACCAGGCGCCAGAACAAGTTGATCACGGGGAGTCCTTGCCGGGCCATGCCCGGGGTGTGGTGCTACGATGGCCCCTTCCTTCAAATGGGCAGGACCATGACCAAGCACGATATTTACGATGAGATCGAAGGCTTTCAGGTTTGGAACTACATGGAGTGCGACAAGGACGAGGAAGGCCGGGAGACCTGGCGTATCAACGTCGAGATAAAGCGCGGTGGTGAGGTGGTGGTGCCGGTTGTTGCGGGTGGTCGAACCTATGTTGACCGTGGCCTGGCGCAGGTGGCTGGGCGTGAGGTCGGGGCCAAGCTGATTGCTGAGCGCGTTTAAGCCGCAGCCGCCTGACGCTCGGCGATTCTCCACGGGTCATTGGCCCGCGCCAGGGCAGCCATCGGCGGCGGGCTGACGCTGTTGCCGCACATGTGCACCTGCTGGGTGATGGTGAAGGGCTTGCCGTCGGCGCCGTGGGTGATGATGTAGTCGGCTGGGAACCCCTGGGCCTTGTACAGCTCAGCCGGCTTGAGCATCCGCAGGCAGATATCGACGATCACGTATGGCGTGCCCTGGACCATCACCGTGACGAGTGCCAGGCGATCCTTGGTGGTGATCGTGGGAGCCGGTGCATCGCAAGCGCTGACGTTCTCGGTGCCGTAGTAGCTGATCAGGAAGGCTGCAACGCGCAACGCACCAGCTTCATGCTCAGGCGACAGGGTGAGCGATACCAGGGAGCTCTTGCCGCCACCGCCTGCTGTAATGGTCGGTGCCGGATCTTCCAGGCCCTGGCCAATACTGCCGCCGAATGCCCGCTCCATGAATGCGCTGACCAGGCCGTGGTGCTGACCCCCGGCGCTGATTGTGTGCAGCGGGTCGCTCACGTCCCGTGCATCACAGTTGCCGCGCATGTGCACCAGGTGCGCCGTAGCCAACTGCTGCTGGCTGCCGGTGTTGGTCACCGTGGTCATCGGGTCGCGGATGTCCTTGGCGTGCACGGTGTTGAATCCGCCATTGGCCTGGATCATCACCGCGGTGCTGACGGACTGCCCTCCGCCGCTGGCAGTGACGGTGCCCTCCGGGCCGCAGATATCGTTCACCCCGTGGGAGCGGCGTTTGTTTGCGCCTGAGCCTTCGCCGTGACCAGCCTGGACGATGCAGGCAGAAGCGAGTGCATGGTGGTTCTGGGTCATGAGCGTGCCTGCTGGCTGATCCACGCTAACCGGTTTGCCTGAGTATTCAGGGCCGCCAGCTCCAACCATCAGCGGGCTGATCAGTGTCAGCTCGCCGCGATTGGCGCACGTCACCGTGGGCAGTGGGTCGAGTGGGTCGTTTATCCGGTCGCTGCCCTGGTGCGTTGCGGGTGCAATCACCGGACTGACAACCGAGAAGGCACCGCCCTTGGGATAGGATGTGATCGTGCGCAGCGGCTCGCCGGCGGACTGCACCGACTCACCTGACCAGTTCGCAATCGGCACAATGAACGGCGCCGGGCTGTCGATGACAAACTTCTTCATGCCCTTGGCGACGCGGCGCAGCGTGGCGTCAGCAAGGTCTTTCTTGCGCCCGAAGATGCTTTTTCCCAGGTCGCTGAAGTCGATGCAGTCAGCGGCGGTCTTCCACTTCTGCTGGTCTTTGACCGGGTTCTTTGCGTGAGTTGGCTCAGGCCACACAATCGGCTGGCCGTCGCACCGAGCGATCATAAACAGGCGCTCCCGGCTGGTCGGCGCGCCGAAGTCGGATGCCCTGATCACCTTCCACTCTACGACGTACCCCATGCCTTCCAGCAGGGCCACAAAACGGCGCCAGGTGTGGCCGCGTTGCTTTGGGTCAGGCACAAGGAACTGATTCGACACCGGGACTTGCTCACCCGGCGCTGCCACGCGGTTGGTGGTCTTTCCCATCTTAGTTGGGTGCGGTACCTGGTCCAGCGTCACCACGCGGCCTGTGGCCTTGTCGCGCTTGGCGATCAACCGGCCCCATTGCAAAATCTGTTTCACGTTCTCCAGGCTGATCACCCTGGGGCGCTTCTTGCCTCCCCACTTCAAGCCGATCCACGACAGGTTGCGGATCTCGCGCTTGCGCGGCTGACCGCCTGCTGCCTGGCTGTGGTGCGTACAGTCCGGAGACATGTGGAACCAGCCTACGGCCTTGCCGCCGCACTCGGCGTCAGGATCACCCTCGAAAACGTCGGTGGTGAAGTGCTGGGCGCCCGGGTGGTTAACGGTATGCATGCTGATCGCCTGCGAGCTGTGGTTTTTCGCCACGTTCACCGCGCGACCCAGGCCAATCTCCAGGCCGGTACCGGCGCCGCCACCACCACAGAAGAAGTCGACAACGATCTCATCGTCCTGAGGGTTGAAGCCGAGTCCGTATTGGGTTTTGAAATCGAAGGGGTGTTTCTTCTGTTGTGCGGACATAGGGGATCCTCGCCGGCTGGCGTGAAGTTAATTTTTGGGCTATCTGTCTATGGAGGGCTAAATGTGGCAGGAGGCCAAAATGAGACTGCAAAGCGATATCGATGCACTCGCAGCAATCGAGGAAGACGCTCTAATGATGCTCAAATGGATTGGTCTTCCAGACGACAAGCAGAAACTGGATATCGTCATTTGCTTGCGGCAGATAATTGATCTGGCGACTTATAGAAAGGAAATCGACGAGTATCCGGAATCGTTGGCGCGATAGTGCATGGCGTGATTCGTTGATATGGCGTATTACGGGTGACCGGCATGGAGCCGGATCAGGAGCAGCAATGACAAAGATCAGCAAGGCTCTGATCGCCTGCAACGTACTCACGCTGGTTTTTTCCGCTGGTGCTTGTTACTTCGCATTTGAGGCAAAGCAAGAGGCCTTAAGCGCAGGCTTCTCGGCGGAGTGGGGTTCACAAAACGCGGCCGGCGAACTCTCAGAAATTCGGCAAAGTCTAGTGAAGGTCAAAGAGGTCACTGACAGACTTAAAGCCGAGCATGACATCGAGGAAAAATTTAGGTTGCCTCCTGCTTACAGGTAGCAATTCAATTGTGGGCTTGGCGCCGCCCTCCGGTTACCGGATGCAGCGAGTAGGGTGGGTTATTCTTCGCCGTCGTCTATGGCGTTCATCTGGAGTGATTCGGCAAATCCTGCTTGCCGTAATTTGCGCGCCACGTTTTCAGTTATCTCGTAACCGTGGCGCTTAATTTTGAAGAGGGCTGCGGATTTCTTGGGGCCCAGAGAGTGGGCATGCGCGATCAGTCTCCAGATGGTCGCCCGGTCCTTCGTCTCGCCCAGTTCGGCGGTGAGCGCTGCCAACCGGTCACGCATTCCCTGGCGGAAGTAGTGGCGGATGATGTCGGACGGCCCTTTGACCTTCGGCGGCGCCGGCGACAGATCCTCGGCCCGGCCATTCAGCACCAGCAGTTGCACCGCCTCGCTTACTTCCTCGACCTTATGCCAGAGCATCAACTCGTCGAGCATCTGCCGGGTGCCGTGCGGTACCGTGTGCCGCAACTCCTGCTCGCCCAGTTCCTTCCGCTTCTCGGCAAGCTTTGCCGTGCGCTCATTTTGTTGGGCTGCCATGGCCTGCCTCTTCTATTCCGCTGGCCGGCAGTGCGAGCCAGGTTTGACATTTGCGTTGCTGGATGCGGGCTATGCGGCGCATGAATCGACATTCACCTGGCGCCAGGCGCCGACGGCTTCGAAGATCCGCGCGGCGTGTTCCTCATCCAGCGACAGGTTGGTTGGAATGGCGATCCAGCCTGACGCGACCATCTGGCTCTGGTTGGCCTCGTCGCGCAGCTTCTTGTAGCAATGCTCGATCACGTCTTCCAGGTGGTCGGAGAGGTAGACGCCATCGGGTGCCACTTCCACCGACTTGCTGTAGCGGTCACTGCAGGCGTCGATGCAGAGGGCGCTGAGGTAGATCGTCCAACGGTGGGGGATGCCGCAGACAGCTTGGCCAATCTTTCCCGGCGCGATGTTCTTCAGCGATTTGTAGTTGATCATGCCCTGGCGGCCGCTGGGGTCGATGTTCACCACTGCGACGTGATTGGATGCCAGCAGCGAGCGGCAGGATCGGTCAATGCGGGCTTTGAGGTTGTGGGGTTTACGCTTGCTCATAGGGCCTCCGCGAGTTTGCGCAGCGCGTTACGCTCGGCCCGGGTGATGGGCGGCTTGCGTCGCTTGAGGATGGTTTCGGGATCGATCTTTTCCGAGCGCTTAGCGGGGTCTGGATTGATCGCTGGGCTTTTACCGATGGTGTATTTACCACCCGCTGCCAAGTGCTGATGGACTTGGCTGGAAAGCTCCAGCGCCTTCTCGCGCCGGAACTCGATATCTGATCTGAGATTGCTGATCATGCTGCCGCCTTGCTGAGTGTCACCCCGGCCATGCTGAAGGCTGATCCCTGCGATGCGACCATCGCGTCGAGCGCTTCCCAGTTGACCAGGAGTACGGTGATCGGCGCCTGACCATATGCCACGGCTTTCACCAGGGCCTCGAAGTCCGTCACGTTGGCCTGCAGCGCTACCTGCTCGACCGCATGGCTCGTTACTGACTTTGTGGCCTGAGCTACGGGGGCCGCCGTCTGGACAGGGCCGGTGCGGACAGGCTCTGATGTCGAAACTGTCTCCACGACCGGATCTGGCTTGATGGCTGCCAGGCGTTTCGTCTCCTGCTCTTCGGCGATGCGCTTCGCGTCCGCCTTTGCCTGCTCATCCTTCTGGTGTTCCGCGATTCGGAATTTGATCAGCGTCACCAGGTCATCATTGGCCTTGGTCACCAGCTGCTGCACGTCGCTGAACAGGAAGGCGTAATCAACGGCGAGCTCCGCCAGGCTGGTCAGATTCAAGCGAATGCTTTCCGCTGCCTGACTTGCATCGATCTTCGCCCGGGCCAGCTCGGTATCAACTGCGTCCTGGAGGCTGGCAATTGTGCGTTTGTTCTTCATGGCGCCGGCGAAGTCCGAAACGACATAAGGCAGCGTGACTTTGCCAAGGGTCTTGTTGATTGCGGCAATGTGATCCGCCAGCGCCAGTTCGGCTTTTTGCTTGATAGTGGTCTTCACCAGAAGCTCTTGAGCCTTCACCAGCTTGTCGACTTTCAGGCGAGTCTCGCGGGCATGGGCGCTGATGCGATCCAGCGACGAAAAAAGCTCGTCGATGCTTTGGGTCTGTGACAGAGCCTGTTTCTTGGCGATCGACACGGCCTCTTCGACATCACCGCACCACTTGACCGCCTTCTTCGCGTCGGCGAAGTCCTGGTCCGTGGAGAGTGTGGTTTTCACCGAGTCGATCACAGCGAGGGCCGAATCTTCAAACACCTTAAGGTTGCTGGCGGTGACCATGCCGGTTAGCTCGATACGCAGGGCAGGCAGCTCATCAGGTGCCTTGCCGACTACGATTGAAGGCGCGTCGGCCATTTCGAAGTTGGCTAGATCCGCCTCGAACTGTTTCCAGCCCTCAATCAACTGGGCCGCGCGCCCGGCGACGGGCCGGTACTCCATGTGCACGAAGTTCTCCGGCGTGCCATCCGAACAAACAAAGATGACTCGCCCAGCGCCGCTCACCAGCAGTTGCTGCTCAAGCTGCCAGTAGTAGTGCGGAGCCAGATCGCCAGCTTTCACCTGGGCCACGACCGACTCATTCCACAGTTTGTGCTCGAACAAGGTCTCGCCGAGCATCGTGGCGCCGTCCATGGATGCCAGCAGGTTGCCCTCGGTGGCAACGATTGGATAGAGCTCTTCGCCGATCAACGCTTCAGTCAATGGGCGGGCCAGGGCTTCAGTAGCGTGGCCTTTGTCGAAGATGAACTGCTGGGAATGCGTGACGTCGGGCGTGATCCCGGTCTTCTTAATCGCCAGCAGATCGGTCCGCGTTTGATACTTCGATGCGCCCATCATGGCGGGAGCTTCAGAGGCTGTGAAATGCTGCGCGCGCAGAGCGTGCCACTCGGCAGAGCCTTGAACTACGTTATGAATTTTCATGTCGCGTCTCCTTCTTGTGATGGGGCGATGATTGCGAGAATGGTTTTTTTCTGGTGTTCGGTCAGGGTTGCTTTCAGTCCAAGCATCACGACGATGTGCTCCGCTGTCTTTTGCCCGCTCAGAATCATGGCAACCCACTTAGGGAAGTTTTCAGCGAACTTTTCAGCTGGATACGGTGGAAGGGCCTCAGGCTCTGGTGGCGAATCCTTGGGAAGAGGGGCTCCCGAGTTCCCGTCATCGTCGTCATCGGTTGTGGTGACGTTGAAAATCATCTGGGTCAGGTACCGCCGGCCATAGCTGATCGTTGAGCCGTTCGCCTGCACTCCGGTCTTGTTTGTCTTTCCGCCTGATCCTGCGGCGTCAATTGGAAGGTCGAGCTGATATAGCTTCGTATGGCCACCTGCGTGCATGCATTCACAGGTGACGCGAAGATGGCCGGGCAGGCGAGAATCAGCAGTTCCGAAGGAAAGCGAAAAGCCTTCCTCCGTGAAAATTGGGCTGATCTCCCGGTCGATATCTTCAAGTCTGGCGTAGGTGCTGGCCGTGTGCTTGTTGAGAGCATTACGTGTCACCGGCTTGATTCGTTTCTGGGCGCTGACCATCGCAATACTGAATGCAACTGACGCCTGTCGATCGACGTGACGCTCGTGCATTTGCATCAGCCGCTCCATGTTTCCGACATCGACATTTGGATTGGTGGCGACCTGGATGATCACGGACATGATGCTGGCGGCATCACTGCTTTGAGCTGAAATATCAGTCGACACACTTTGCGAGCGACGGGGATCGATAGTGGTAACCACACTCGACTCAGCATCTTCCACAATAGGGCTGGGCTTTCTCTCTGCGGACATGGGGATTCCTTGCCGCGATGCTCGCAGCGTTCAAAATTATTGGGTGCTTGGGGGATATTGAAGGGCGGGCCGGACGTAGGTTTAGCTCTGCTGTTGAACTCTATAGCGGAGCACCTGAAGCACTCGACCGCCATAACCAGGCTCTGCGTACTGCTCAACTGGCGCACCGAAGAAGCCGCGGCGTTCGGCCAGGCTGTAGGCCTCGCGAAGGTTATGAGCGCTGATATCTTCGAGCTGCTCGTCGACCAGTGATTTAACCGGTGCGGTAGTCATGCCTTCTCCTTACGCCGCCGGCTGACATCCAGGAGGCGTGCGCTATACCAATGAAATTCTTCTGCGTTGATGGCGCCTGAGGTGAAGTGGCGCACGATCAAACCCTCGGCCAGGATCTCGTCGATGGCGGGCTTATCTGGATCTTCAAGCGCAAATAGCGCTTTATCGATCTCAACGTAGGGGCTCACAGTTCGTTGTCCTCGGCCTGGGCGATCAAAGCGTCATCAGCCAGAGGCTTGAGTAGGCGTTCGGCAATCTCGCCGAGCTTCCCAAGTGGGTGGTCACTCTGGCCGAGTAGCTCCAGAGCTTCCGATTTCACCCTTGAGCCCGCCATCCCAGCGATCAGCAAGTAGCCCAGGGCTGGAGCGTCGACGCCGCAGTCGGCCAGAAGGTTGTTGGCGTACTCATCGACAGCCAGTGCGAACTGGTAGGCCGTGACGCCTTGCTGCGGGTGCAGGTGGCGCTTGAACACCACGCTGCCACCTCTGGCCAGTTCTTCGGCGGCGTTGTACAGCCATTCGCTGCGAGCCAATTGCTGAGGTATTTCGCTCACCGGAGGCGGTAGTTGTTCGGCGTGCTCTAACTGAGCCTTGCGTAGTGCTGACATGGTCGCCTCCAAAGTGGCGGGTTGTTCACCTGTATTCGTCAACACTCATGCCTCCCGCTGGTTGCCGATGGGCGCGGGGGAGGAGTGCTGACGTAATAGAGGTGGGGAAGGGGCCGGAATATCGCTTCTTGAGGGGGCTCGTCTTGTTTCAAATAAGTGGCAACGTATCTGAGGCTGTGCCAGCATCCGGCAATAAACTTTGGCAAGGAAGCTGAACAATGCTCGATGCTCTGGAAGGCACGCCACTGTGGGTTTACGGCGCATTTCTCTTGGTCTGCTACTACGGTTTGAGTGTCAGGAAAACCAGTCGTGAAAGTCAGCGGTCGCTGATCATCACACCGGTTGTTTTGGTGGTCTGGTCACTCCTATCTCTCAGCTACGCGGACCGCGTTGTGTTGACCGTGGGCAGTTGGGTCACGGGAATGCTTTTAGGTGGCTTAGTCGCATTTGCACTATTTCCTCGACGCGGACTGACTTTGGACGAGGAGGGCAAGCACCTGATCGTTCCTGGGACATGGAAAGTTCTTGGTATCTCGCTTCTCTTTTTTGCCGTGAAATACTTCATCGGTTATCAAGCTGCCGTACATCCAGAATTCTCGGCTACTGTGGAAATGCTCGTCCTTGGTGGTGCCGCTTCAGGGTTTACGGTCGGCTTGTTCTGCGGACGCACGGGTGTCTTCTACTTGGCGTGGCTTTCACTTCGAGATGCCCATGCAAGCAAACGCACTATCTGAACACGCCTGTTGATAGCTCGACGCGCTCTCATGAGAGAGGATCGGGCAGTTAACGACAGGCTGTCCCAGCTGCTTCTGTTAAGCGGCCAGCCTAGGGCATTCCGTCCGGCGCACCATCCGAGCCTGAGCCATCCGTCTTTCCGGCGCCCTGCGATCACGACGCAGTGAGTCGTCACTGATCATCGAGTGCATGGCGATCAGCGCCGCCAGCACAAAGCACACCGGCGTGATGATCTGGCGCTTCATGGCCTCAGCCACCAAAGCAGTGCGCTTCGTCACGCCCAGCTTGAACATCGCATTGGTCAGGCGTTTCTTGACGGTGCCTGCCTCAATCCCTGCTTCCCGGGCGATCTCTTTCGAGGTGAAGCCCTGGGCAATCCAAAGCAGAAACTGAAGCTCTCGCGGCGCCAGGCCACGTCCGAGGTGGCCTTTCCATGCGCCGTTGATGATTGTTGCTTCCATCGTCGTGACTCCCGGGTTGGTTTCCCGTTAGGCCCTGTTGCAAAGGCCTATCGGTGAAACCCCCGGCCTCGCTACTGGCGACAGGCCGGGGTTGTTGCGTCAGCGGTGTGGCCCGTTGCCCGCTGCTGATTGCAGGGCTGGCCGGTCGTCTACGTGGGTGGGCGTCGAGCTTCCTCCTCACGGCGTCAAACAGCATCTGTTCGCCGTGGATCACAGGTCCTTACAACATGCACGCTACAGCTCTGAATGCCCTGGTTGAGTGGGGCAGGGTGCATGAGGTCCGGCGTTCCCAGCCGAGGCTATCGGGACCGCTAATTCTGTTCAGTTGAATCTCCCTTCTTCCGCTGGGATTCGCGGGGCGCATTGCTTGCCAGGTCATTCGCACGGTTCGAGCGTTTCGCTCTCGATCAGCCGTACAGGGTTCTCCTGTCGTGGGCGGGCTATCTGACCCGTCTGATCGCCGGTCGCCGGTAGAGGCAATGCGGTCTGCTGGTTTTTCTGTGTTGCGCTGGCTGTTAAAGAGCGGCGCAGCTCTCGCTGCTGGCCGGCGGTGTCCGTTGCTGGCTTGAGTTAAATTTAAGCAAGCTGAAATTAAAGTGTCAAGCATGCTTAAGTAAATAATTCAGATTGCTGAAATTTATGTCGATAAAAAACCCGCTCAGTGGCGGGCTCTTTTATGCGTCGCAGTACTCGCGCCAACCGATCCTGACGGCTCCGTCCTCCAGATGCTCGATCCTGATGCCGGCGGTGTCGCCGATGTCTTGGATAACCTGGCGCCACGCTTCAGGGCTTTCGTCGTCGCGCCTGGATACCTCGACCAATTGAATCCGCTGTACCCGGGGAGAGGCGATCAAGCCTTGCAGGCGGCGGCCAACAAGCTCGTAGGAATTTCGTGGTTTTGATGCGGAGTAGGGTGCCTGGTTCATGCTTCGCTCCTTGCGAATACTGTATGTATACACAGTATTGGTGCTGACATATATTGGCAATAGAACCGCATGAAATTTCATGCACAAATGCATATTTTGAAGGGGGAGCGTTTTCGACGGGCATGAAAAAGCCCGCTCCGTGGCGGGCTTCGCTACTGGCTCGATGATCACATCGTGTCTATCTCTGCCTTGAGGCGGTTTATCGCGGACTCGTAATTTGTTTTTTCAGGGCTTTCATCTGACCAGTCGCGCGGACTGCTGAGCCAGTCCATGTACCCAAGCCATGCGGCATAGGCCTGAGTGATTGCAGGCTTAATCTGTGGGTACTTAGCAATCTCATCCCTGAGGTATGGTTTCATCTTCGGCTTTTCAGCGTCCACACACTCCTGGGACTCCTTATAAGCCTTTTCGAGGAGCGCCTTATATTTCTTGCTTGTGGGGCCGTAATCACGCTGAGCGATGAATGCTTCAGTTGCGTTGCCTGAACCGATGATGCTGCACTGTGCCGCTGAACCATTGATCCGCTCGACAAATGTCGACTCTGCCAAAGCGGCCTGTGAGCATAGGGCGCTCAACGTAATCGCAAAAAGATATCTGCGCACGGGAATCTATCCTTGAAAATTGAGCCCGTACTCTACCATTCGCGGTGTACAGCCACCATTGGCCCGCGGAGCCGCCCCGGCAAATTGCAGGCAAAGAAAAGCCCGCGATGGGGAGTAGCGGGCTTAAAGGGATGTTCTTTAGGAGCTGGGGTAACCATAAGTGCCCGACTGTGAAAGGGATGTGAAATGTTGCGCTCAGTAGGACGTCGCGATTGCCCGGGCCAGTTGAGTGTCTGACATCAGCGGCGGCGGGCTGGTCGAGCGGTAGTACCTCGAGGCTTGTTCAAACTGGGCGCCGCGAATCTCGCCGTCCGAACCAATGAACGCCAGAGCGTCGGTCTTGGCTGACTTGAAAATCTCAGGCGGCTCGGTCGTGAGGGATGTGGTCGCCCCAATTAAAATGGTTGGCGCGGAAATTGTGAGAAATATCGCGGCAGCGATAGGGTTGGCGCCATCACCTGATACGGCCTGCGTGCTGACCGATGCCAGTAGGGCTATCGCCAATGTCTTCCATGACTCCATGCTTCATTGCTTCCATTGCGATCTAAGGGCGCCACAATAGCAGGGTAGAGGCTCGCCAGAAACAAGAAGCCCGGCGCTGGGCCGGGCTCGATGTAACCGCGTCAGAAACTAACGATGCTTGTTCTTGTGTTTATGCTTGTTGTTGCCTTTGTGCTTCTTACCATCCGACCGATGATTGCTCTCATCATCCGCCAGGTTGTTTCCAAGCGCGCCACCCGCAGCGCCGCCGAGACCTGCGCCGATCGTCGAGCCAGTTGTGCCGCCCAGACGATTACCAATTAGTGAGCCACCAGCCGAGCCTATACCGCCACCTAATGCTGCTTCGGCTCTGTTGCCTTTTTGAGCACCAACAGCACTACCGGCAGCACCACCTACGCCAGCGCCTACCGCCGCGCCCGTTGAGCCGCCGAGCTGTTGACCTACGATATTGCCAAGTGCACCACCAACGCCGCCTCCAAGAGCGGCTGTGCCATCTCCGGCTGCCATCGCTCCTTGCGAAATGAGGACACCCAAAGCTAGGGCGGGTAGTGTCATTTTCATTTTGTGAACCTCTATGGGTTGTCAGCAGGCGCTCACGGTTTAAAGCACGCCTAGCATTAGGACTAGGTTCAAAGTTTGAAGTTCTTTGTGGGCGGTGCCCGCCGGCGAATGGTTGTAACAAGATATGCCGTGATGGATTCGGCTGCGGAGGGCGGGCTTAAGCGGGTTTACCAGTAATTGGGATGACCAGATGAGCCCGAGAGTGAAAGGGCAGAAACAAGAAGCCCGGTGCTGGGCGGGGTATGACAAGCTGAAGAGTCAGCGCATTCGCCCTTAGCCTCTGCTAATCGACATAATAATTCGGTAGAAACCCAGCCCAGTGCCGGCAAGCTGTATTGCCGCAAGGGACCCTATGAATATGTTCAGGAGCAGGAGAAGCTGCTTTTCTCCTGCCCATGGAAGCAATAGACATACTGATGACGCAAGGAGCAGCAAAAATAGGAATGCACACACAAAGCTTCCGGAGATTAATATCCGGTATCCCCCGGTCGCCCTGAGATTTTTCAACAGATCCCGATCCATCACTGATGCCATCAATGCGATTGCAGTGATCAGGAACCCGAGTATCGTTCCAGAAGCGCCAGCAAGGACGCCGGCTAGCGTAGAAATTTCGCCAGGCTGGAAGCAGAAGTTGTACCTGTGAAACATCCACGTCATGAATATCGCAGTGGATAGTTTAAATAATTCTATTAGTTTTGCCGAAATAATCATCTACTGATTCTCTCTGTTCTTCCTTTGCCTTGTCAGCAAGTTTATACATGCTTTCAGGAGGCGGAAAAGATGAGTTGGTTCTGATGGTCTGAGATGAGTATATCCTATTGGCAATTAAGTCAATAGGTAGTATTTTGCCATTTTCATCGGTTTCGATTTTTGCTTTAGTTGCACCCATTGTTAAAAGGTAGCCAATTGAACTCTGTATGGCGCTACTCAGTTTTCCTGAGCTTGTATCAAGCTTGTTATCAATTGTGAAGGTTACGTCGAGAAAATCAGCGCCTGATTGGTTTAAGAGTTCTAAAGTTCTGGCGCTCAAGTTGTCTTGTGGGTACAAGTCAGGGTTGGTTGGTTTGGGGATTTTTACGGAGAATTTTTTTATGCTCAGCTTTTTATTCAGGAGCATCTCTGCTTGGTCCGGTCTTATGATCGGGCTGGCAAAAAAAGTCACGCCAGCACTAGCCGTCAGCAGTTGCGCAAGATGCAAACCAGTGTTCCCGTCATCGTTCCTGTGTATAACCAGTAGAGAGTTTTCTTTGTAGTAAACAAAAAAATTTTTTTCAATAACGCCTTCGTCCATTTCCAACTCAATCTTTTTTCCGTCTTTCCCTAATGCTCCAATTTCTGGAAGATCTGCTTTCCGTATTTTACGGATTTGGCCTGCGTATGAATTGGTATTGCTACGGTAGTTAAGTCCGAAAACTTCTCGTATACATCCATAGCTCGCATAGCTTTTAGGGTGGTCCCCGTTTATTATTTTCTCGAATGCGGCTTCTGTGGTCATGGCGAAGAGGTCTTGCTGGACTGACGCTATTGAATAGAAATCAAATATGTAGCGCTTTTGCTTTTCCTGTTTCACCAATTAAACTCCCTAAATCTCGCGATACCAGCAAAACACAATTGCGATTGTTGTTTTAATATGCATAAAAGTTTTTATTTCGATCTCGTAATCCTTCCCGCCTTAACCTCATCCGCTGCCATAGAAGTGGTTAAGGGCTATTAGCTCAATCACCGCCACGAAAACACAGAGTACAACGAATCCAGGGCTGAAGACCCGCTTGCGGCCCGAGGAGCCTCCGCCAAGCCCAGCTATGTCGGAATACCCGGGGAGCATCATAAGGAAAGCCAGGCAAGCAATGACCCCAACCTTGCTCCAGAAGGACTGCTCTCGCCATGCAGTCATTTGGTCTGTTTCGAAGCCCGGCTTATCAGGCCGGTCTTCACCTCATCCGCGTAACCAACTAGCCTGTCAGCTTCCTCATAAAGCGTACCTACCAACCCCATCAGGGCTATGGCGTCTGCATCGCTGAGTTTTTCTGCGAGCTTGCTCAGGTCGATACAGGACTCCTCAAGGTTTGAGGCGATCGCCTTCAGGTCGTGACGTAGCTGCTGGTTGGGCTTGGTGAGGGGCATGGAGGTCTCCAAGGCTCAGGCTGAGGCCATCTATCTACAGGCTTCAGCGCCAACGTAATAGGCGATGGATCCAGGGACAATTGGAGCCATGCCCGGATCTGGTTTTGAAGCCTTCATCTGTTCCATTGTGTCGCCACTGCCCAAGTACTTAACAGTACTCTCTGAACAGTTGTAGAGGCGTTTCGAGTAACTGACTCCGCTCGACCCTTCGCGCTTGGTCGTGATCGTACGGTTGTTGCCCGATGCCCCCTTCTGGAGAATCGTGTACTTGGCCTTTGAGTCAGATGGTACCGACAGCGGTAGGTCGACGGCGAACGCGGGGGCACATGCAAGCGCAAAGAGGGCAAACGTCCTGTACTTCATTTTCAGCTCCATTGTGGGTCTGGCATTAATTGCTCTGCTAAGGGCGATCACAGATCGCCGCCGCGGCAGATGACCTTGCCCGGGTTGCTATCCCTGCTCAGTAAAACTTTTGCAGCGCCTGAACAACCACGCCCACGATCCGGCAGTTCTCGTCTACCGCCTCAATTGGGTAGCTCGGGTTCAGTGGCTTCAGGAACAGCCGGCCGCCATCGCTGACCAGCTTTTTGAACGTCGCTTCATTGCTATCCGGTAGCTTGGCCACCACCAGCTTACCTGGCGCGACCTCAGCCTCGGTGTCTACTAGGATCAGCGTGCCTTCGGTGATGCTCTGGCCAGCGGGCGCCGTCATCGAGTCACCTTTGACCGTCAACCAGAAAGCGGGGCCTTTGGCGTCGTACTCCGAAAACTCATAAGTGTCCGAGATTCCAGTCGGATAGGGCTCCACGGCTTCTGCCCAGGCGCCGGCGGCAACCCAGCTAACTACCGGATAGCGGAATGATTTGGTGGGCTGGGCGGCAGGGGAGACGTTCGATTCAGAAGCCTCCCGCTCACCACCCTCGCCAATGGCCAGCCACTCAGCTCGGAAGCCGGTCGCTTTCGCCAAGGCGTAAAGGTTCTCCGGCCTGAGGCTTTTGCTCTCACCGGTAATCCATTGAGTGACGGCCGAATTAGCAACGCCGCAAAGCGATGCAATTTCCCCTTTCTTTTTACCGCTGACCTGTATGGCGCGGGCGATGCGTTCGTGTCTTTCCATGGACTCAATATTAAGTTAACTGAATTTAAGCATGCAGTAGGTGCAAAACACCGTTGATGCCATAACTTAAGCATGCTTAAATTGCGACAGGCTCGAACGAGGATGCGCAATGAATACGCATGAAGTCGCCGAATTCTTCGGCAGCAAGACGAAGCTGGCACTCGCTTTGGGCATCCGTCCAAGCGCCGTGACCATGTGGGGGGAAACGATTCCCGAATCCCGGCAGTACCAGATTCAGGTCCTTTCCAAGGGAAAGTTCAAGGCGACAAAGAAAGACCAAGCCGCCTGACAGGCGACCCCTGCTGCCCATGTAGCCAGTATCGGCCCATTCGGTCTACGAAGTAAGAAACCTGAAGTTGCTGGAGTTTTATCCAGTGGGTTTTAAGAGAGGCGAAGCGGGGAGCAGGGTGGGGAGGTTGGTGCTTCGGCGCTGAATTACAGGCAAAAAAAAGCCGACGGTCGAGGTCGGCTAATTCGATAACACTTTGTGAGGCCGATTATATGCAAACCCAGCCACATATCAATAGCGCTACCAATCTCGCGCCACGTTTTTCGCAGTCTGAAAACGTGGCGCGCAAATGCTCGTATTCAGTTCGACTGGCGGCCTGACATGCAATACACCGTCACGATTAGCCAGGTGAAGGCGCTGGAGTGGGGGCTGAATTCTCAGCAGGCCCTGCTGTTTGCCTTTGTCGGAGGTGCAGCATGAGCATGGGCCTTATGGTCGCCGCGATGAAACTTCGCGTCGGCAACCCATTGCGCAAGCTGGTGCTGATCAAGCTGGCCGACAACGCGAGCGACGTAGGAGAGTGCTGGCCGTCCTATCAGCACATCGCAGACCAGTGCGAGATCAGCAAGCGCTCTGTCATGAACCACATCACAGCTTTGTGTGAGGCAGGGCTGTTGCGTAAGGAAATTCGTAAGGGTGGACCTAAGGGGAATTCGTCGAACGTTTACTTCCTCACCCTCGAGGGAGGTGGTGCACCTCCTGCACCAGGGGTAGTGCAGGAGATTCACCAGGGTAGTGCAGCAGGTTCACCCCCTAGTGAATCTCCTGCACTAGGGGGTAGTGCAGCAGCTGCACCCAGAATCAGTAACTCTCTTGAACCAGTCATGGAACCGGTCATTGAACCAATTACGCCCCAGGCTGCCGCCAAGGTCGTGACGGGTCAGGTCGTGCCATTCACTCCCCAGCAACCACGAGTTGAGATCCCCGCCGACATGCCGGGGCCGAAAGACCAGACCTGCAAAACCTTTAAGGTCTGGGCGAACTACGCCATGGCCTACCGCAAGCGTTACGGCGCCTGGCCGGTGTGGAACGCAAAGATCGGCAAACAGATGGCGCTGCTGGTCGACCGCCTTGGTGCTGACGTCGCCCACCACGTCGCCGCCCACTTCCTGAAAGCCAACGATGCCGCCGTTCTGCGCAAGTGCCACAGCGTCAACGAGCTGCTGGTCAACGCCGAGAGTTATCACACCCAGTGGGTGACCGGGCAGCGCGTCAACGGCACAACCGCCCGCCAGATGGAACGAACCGAGGCCAACCTGTCCGCAGCGGAGCAGGCCGCTCAGATGGTTCTGGCCAAACGCCAAGCAGGTGACCGCAATGAATACCTCTGAAATGAATGACCAGCAGGTTGCCGGGCTGGCCGCCGCCATCTGCGCCACAGCCGAGGCCATGGGCCAGGAAATGAACCCAGGCACTGCCGCGATGATGGCCGAAGACCTCTGCGCGTACCCGGTACCCGTCGTCAAAGCCGCCCTGAAGGCCTGCCGTTTCGAGGTGAAGGGTAAGCTGGCTATGGCTGACATCCTGCAACGTGTCCAGACCTCCGACGGCCGCCCCGGGAAGGACGAGGCCTGGGCCATCGCCATGACCACCAACGACGAATTTGAAACCGTGGTGCTGACCGACGAGATCCAGCTGGCTCTGGCTGCTGCGAAACCCATCTTGGATGGTGGCGACAAGATCGGTGCTCGCATGGCGTTCATTGACGCCTACCAGCGGTTCGTGAGCCAGGCCCGTCAGGATGCGAAGCCGGTCAACTGGCACGTGTCCGTGGGCTTCGACGCCAACCGTCGAATCCAGGCCGTAACCAAGGCCATGGAGCTGAAGCGTATTCCCCGCGAGCACGCCCAAAAGTACCTGGCAGACCTGAGCGTCGAGCCGGTCACCGAAGACGGGCGCGCGATCGCTGGCTTGGTCACCGGTACCGTCACCCGGCCGGAACCCGCCATTCGCGCAAAGCTTGAGATCGTTAAGACCTCGATGCTGGAAATGCGAGAGGCCAGCGCAGAGCGAAAGGATGAGATACGGATTGCAGCGGCTAACGAGTTGGCGGATCGCCGAGCGCTGCTGATAAAGCAGGTCCAGGAATTGGAAGAGAAGAGGGCGGCGAAATGACCAAGCCAGCGAAACCTCGCCCAATGCCCGTGTACCTGGTGCTGCGCCGCCTGATTGATCCTGCCACCGGCAGGGAGGTGGCCGCGTTTGTGCCGTCCTCCGACGCTGACCGGTCGATCCTTCGTGAGCGTGATTTCCGGATCAATACCAAGATCCGCGCCGACCTGAAGCAGCCGCGCAACCCAAGGTTCAATGGCTTGGTCCACGGCCTGGGCCGGGTACTGAGCCAGAACATCGATCGGTTCTCTGGCAAGCAGTCCCACGACGCAATCAAGGCACTGCAACTTGAGTCGGGCGTGTACTGCGACGAGGAGCAGTTCGACATCCCTGGCCTGGGCCAACTTACCCGCAAGACACCCCGCAGCCTTTCCTACGATTCGATGGGGGAGGAGACATTCCAAGACTTCTGGCGCCAGTGCTGTGCTTACCTGGTGCTGCATGACTGGCCGACGCTCACGGAAGAGCGCCTGACCGAAATGGCAGAGTTCGAAGCATTCAAGGAGGCCGCATGAAGCGCACCCCATTACAACGCAAAACCCCGCTCACGTCCGGAGGGCCACGCCGCAAACGCTGCCCAGAGTGCCGAGTGATGTTCACGCCCGCCCGCGGCTCGCAGGCGGTGTGCGGCGAGATCGAGTGCGCCATCGCTTACGGCAAGTCGGAGAAGGGGCAGGCGAGCGCCAAGAAGGCCCTAGCTGATGTTGGTCGCCGGGACATCAAGGTGCGCAAGGAAGCGCTCAAGACCCGTGGCGACCACATGCGCGAAGCCCAGCAGGCGTTCAACGAGTTCATACGCACCCGGGACCAGGCCGCCGGACACCTCTGCATCTCCAGCGGCAAGCCGTTGGACTGGAGCGGCAACGCAGTCGATGCCGGCCACTACCGCAGCGTTGGCTCCGCGCCGCACCTGCGCTTCGATGAGCGCAACTGCCACGCCCAGAGCAAGCAGGACAACCGCTTCCTTTCGGGCAATGCCGTTGACTACCGGATCGGCCTGATCACGCGAATCGGGCAGGAGGCCGTCGACGCTCTGGAAGCTGACCAGAGCGTGCGCAAGTACTCCGTTGAGCAGATCAAGGGCATCAAGACCTACTACCGGGCAAAGACCAGAGAACTGAAAAAGGGGGAGGCAGCATGAAGATCAACTCAGCGCGCCAGGTTTGGCATGACTGCAAGTACAACCCGGCCCCCGGCCAGTCCTCGGATGCTGCTGAACTCGGCGTGGTGGTGCAGAACACCGAGCGCGGGCCCACTGCAAGCCACGCGGTGCATGGCGCCCTGGCTGGGCATATCCAGTCGGCAATCGCCCGACTGCATCCGCAGATCCGCGTCTTCGGCGACTTCATGTATGCCGCCGAGCAGAACGACGACATCCGTGAGGCGGCGGAAGAGGTCGTGTTCCTGATGGTGGTGGGCAAGTCTCCCCGGATGACAGCAACCAAGCGCGAGAAGCTGGAGTTCGTCGTGAAGGGCGTGATGCGCCGGTACCGGCACATGCACCAGGGCGGCCAGTCGGCCAATGAAGACCCGTTCGCCAACGCTGAAAGGTTCCGGGCGTGGATGTGGCAGTTTTACGGTGTGCGTTTAGAGTCCTGTGCCTGGGCCCGGGATTGGGAGCCATACATTGCCCGAGTGTTCGAGTCTTGTGAGGATCTTGATAGGATGGCGTTAAGCCCAGTTGCGGCGGTCATTTATCAGATGAAAGAGGCGGCGTGAGGGGCTATGGAGGGAATAGATGCATGGGAGCTTACGAAGCTTGTGGCCGGCAGCAGTTTTATCGCGGCCGTAACGACTGTTCTTTTTACAGGGATTAAGGAGCGCTTAGCGAAGGCTGGCGATAGGAAGGCAGTTGCTGAGGTGGAGGCCATATTTCTTATCCGCGAGCTCGACCTACTTGCTGTGAATTGCGCTAATGCAATCTGGGAGCATGAAGAGATCTTTCAGCAGTTGGAGGGAAGGCCGGAACAGAGAAAATACTCTGGTTGCGCTCGGCCTGAGTTAACCGTTTCACGGGATGCACTATCAAAAATTGACAAGAATATCGCTGCTAAGCTGGCTTGGCTCGAGAATGAAATTAAGCTTGGTCAGGACCATATCAAATCAGCTTGGTGGCACGATGCTCTTGACTTCCATGAGGCCCATGAACAACAAGCCAATCTGGTTGGGTACTTTGGCTCAAGGGCATTGGAGATATCTCTTGAACTTCGCAATTTATACGGCTTAGATTCTGGTCACTATAAGTGGGGTATGGACGGTGTAGATGAGCTTCTGAGCGCAATGTCCAAGCAGTCAAAGAAATACTTGAAAAGACACGGTTGACTTCCCGCACGGCTGAGAGCATTATTTCCCCACAGTTAGTATTTTGCCTACGGCAACTTGCACTAAAAATCTAGGAAAACCCGGCCATCGTGCCGGGTTTTTTATTGCGCTCAGTTTGTGCAGGGTCGAAAATAGAGCTTCCGACTATAAACTGGGAGAGCGTCATGGTTTTGCGTGGCATGGCACAGATGCATGTCGACGACTTGGCGGAACGGTTCAAGAAGTTGGTTGTAGGGCAGGCTGTCAACGCGGATATTCAGTTTGCGTGGGTTGTTTTTTATCAGGGCCGAATGTTCGGGGCTTATTCAACGGCCGAGCTTGCGCTGAAGAAAATAACGGACATTGAGCACTGCATCAGCATCGACGAGGCCCCAGTCCCTCAGACTTCAAGCGACTAAAATTTTTATGAAACCCCGCCTAGAGCGGGGTTTTTATTGCCCACGGAAGGGCGACTCAGCAAAAGGAATTTGCAGATGTTGAAAGAATTCAGATGCGGTAACTGCAAAAGACTTCTCGCCCGTACGGGTGGGTTTACAGAGCTCCAGATCAAATGTTCCAGATGCGGGACGTTGAATCATGTGAAGGCCACGAGCCTCGAGCAATCGCCTTTGAGCGACATGAAAGCGGAATCTTCCGCGACTAATCATTCGACTCAATAGGTGAAAAAATGGAACCAGTAAAAGTAGGTGCAAAGTTTAAATCCGGTACGTTCGGTCGTATGACCGCGCTTATCAATCCCAGTGAGAACGTAAATGGCGCGATTCTCCGTACCGGCATTTTCACCGGCTCGAACAACGGCGTCGTAGCGACCGGTGCTACTGCCCCAACGGGGTATCACGAAAAGGCAGTGATTGGACTGCTCAACCCGCAACCGATGAGCCTGCAGTACCCGGTCATGATTCCTGCCGGTGATGGCGTTTGGGTGTATCCGAACGGAACCGCTACGACTCACATTACTTACGATCTGCTCTAAGCGTATCTGCAGGTGTTCAGATCAGCTCTGGGCACCTGCGAAAATTACCAGCTCCGGCATTTGCCGGGGCTTTTTCGTTTTCGGCCCCACCACACCCATCACTCCGAGCTGGGAGTGCTGCTGGGGCTGCTTTCTTTTAAGCATGCCTCACGGTGACTACAGGGCTGTCATCGAGGGATGTCTCGTGTTGCTCTGATCTCAGAATCAAAATGTGCTTAGGCGCGGTGATGCCTAGAGACACTGTGTTGCCATCTACCTTAATCACTTTTATTTGGATTTCGTCGCCGATGTACAAGCTTTTATTGGGTGTTCTGGTGATGACTAGCAATGGGCATTCCTTCTTATTAGCTCCTTGTGTCCAGGGGATTAATTGCATGAATTCCGCTCAGAATATGTAAGACGCATCCGATTAATCTGCCGAAACGTCTTATTTAATCCTTCGCTCCCCGACCGGGAGAACAACAAGACATGGAGTAACGATGGTAGATCCTACTGACCTCGGCCCAGGCACAGCTACCTGGCTGGGCGGTAGCGCCACCGTTGTGCTGGGCGGCCTGCTATGGCTGCGCCGGTTCCTTTCCAAGGATGCGACCGATCGGGCAATGGACAGCGCCGACATCGGTACGCTGAAGCGACTGAACGAACTGCTGAACCAAGAGCGCGCCGCTCGCAAAGAGGCCGAGGCCCGGGCCGATCAATTCGCGAAAGAGCGGAACGACCTGGCCGCCGCCGTTGGGCGCATGGAAGGGAAGATTGAGGCCCTGACCAGCCAGGTCGCCCAACTCACTGACCGCGTGACGCAGCAAAGCGACGAAATCACCCGCCTGCGTACCAAACTTGGAGGTATCGCTTGATGGACAGATGCGCACTGGAGTTCATCGCCCGCCGCTGGTGGCGCCGGACTGAGGTTTGGGCCATTGCCGTCGTGCTGGTTGGTGGTGGTGCTGTCTTGGGCTACCAGGTCGCCTACTGGTCTCTTGCGGAGAACCAGAGCAATCAGGTGAAGGGCATCCGCGAGGCTTACGACACCGCTATGGGCGAGCGAGACAAGCGCCTGGAAGAGCTGACCCGCCAAACTGGCACCGCCGCCGACAAGGCCACAAAAGCGGCAACTACTGCCGCCCAGGCTGCCGACAAAGCGGACGAAGCCCTCAACCGGGTAACCCAGTAATCCGCGCCACGTTTTCGAATGCGCCCACTCGTGGCGCGGAACAATGAGGAGCCACCCATGGACAACCAGCACAAGAAAATCACCGGCTACCGCGACCTGAGCCAGTCCGAGATCGACGGTATGAACTCTATCAAGGCGCTCGAAGCTGACGCCGGCGAGCTGTTCAAGCAGATCGGCAGTATTGAGGGTGTAGACCCTCGGTTGCTGGCCCTGGCCAAGACCAACTTACAGCAGGGCTTCATGTGGTTCGTGCGCTCGATCGCCAAACCAGCCGATCCGTTCAGCTGATGGACAAGGTTACCCGCCTGCGCCATGCGCTCCCGTTGGGTCAAGACATCACCACTGCGGTAAGCGCTCTCGACAAGGCCATTGCCGATGCTGTGAATGCCGCCAAGTCAGCCGGGCTACCTCAGGGGCTGATTGTGAGTTTGCTCCACGGCCACGCCCATGCACAAACACATCAGATGGTGTGCCAATGACGGTCAAGATACTGGAGTTCAAGCGTGAAGACTGGCGCGATGCTGCCAAGACCCTACGCAAGATCGCGGATGACCTGGATGCAGGTGAGCACCCTGAATGTACTGTAGGCGCGCTGACACTGATCGGCGCGAAGGGAGAAGTGACCGTGTTTGGTCTCGGCCCCAAGTGCGATGACTTGCAATGCCTGGGTGCTATGCGCCTGGGTGAGCAGAAGCTGATTGACGTACTTCTTGAAGGCGGGGTGGGGTAGGTGTGCCGCAGGTGAGTGCGGCACGGATGGGTCACTTGGCTTTCAGGGCTTCTTGTATCTGATCAACGTACAATGAAAGGCGGCCAAGTTCGGTTTCAAGATCGTGTGGTTTTCCGGAAGAAACGGCGCCTAAGATCAACTCAAGCGCAATCGCGCCGGCAACACCGCGCTGACTATCCGGCGCGAGTCGGTTGTAAGAAAGGTTCCCGGTTGTTGCTATTGCTTTCAAAGCTTCAGACATGCTGCTTTCCTTCCGTTGAGTTGATCCTCACCAATACCGGCAACGCACCACCATTACAAGCTCAAGGTGATCCATGGACAGGCCATACCCTCCATCGCCGCTTCTTGAACTGTCCGACCTCTCAGACTTCGGTATACGCCTGACGCCAGCACCCGAAGTGTGGGAATGGCTACAAGCCGAGATCCTTGCCGACACCGGCAGCATTCACAACGAAGATCATGCCCACCTGCTGGATGCAGACATCCGAGTCATGTGGGCATCGTCGAGCTTCGAGAAGCAGGGCCGCACAGTCCTGGGGCAGGCCGAACAGGTAGCGTTCCGCGCCGGCGGCTGGCAGAAAGCGCGGATGGAGCAACAGATGCGCGATTGGTTCGGCGATGTCCCAGCGTTCATCATTACGTTGGCTGCTGATTACTGCGCGCAGTGCAGCGACCTTGAGTTCTGCGCCCTGATCGAACACGAGCTATATCACCTGGCTCACGCGACCGACAAATTCGGTCAACCAGCATTCACTCAAGACGGTGCACCGAAGATCAAGCTGCAGGGCCACGACGTGGAAGAGTTCGTCGGCGTGGTCCGCCGCTACGGTGCAAGTCCTGACGTTCAAGCGTTGGTGGATGCTGCAAACAGTCCTGCTGAGGTGGGGAAATTGAACATTGCGAGGGCCTGCGGAACCTGTCTGCTGAGATCGGCCTGATTCTTGACAGGCTCTAGACGGATGAGAATTTATGGCAGCCCTGAAAAATGAGGTGAAGAGCTTCATCGTTCAGGCGCTGGCGTGCTTTGACACCCCCTCCCAGGTGGTGGAAGCCGTCAAGAACGAATACGGGCTTGTGGTGAGCCGCCAGCAGGTGGAGACGCACGACCCAACCAAGTCTGCGGGGAAGGGGCTGGCGGTGAAGTGGGTGACCCTGTTTCACGATACTCGCAAGCGATTCCGAGAAGAGACCGCTGAAATTCCGATCGCCAACCGCGCCTACCGGCTTCGTGGCCTGGGGCGAATGGCTGAAAAGGCCGAGAGCATGCGCAACCTGGCGCTGACCGCTCAGTTGTACGAGCAGGCCGCCAAAGAGGTGGGCGACGTCTACGTGAATCGCCGCCTCGAACCTGAGAAACCACTGGGCTCCCAAGCGGACCAGCAGCACGCCGTTGCTGAGTACACCTTGGAGCCTGATGAGAATGTCCCCGCTACCCCGTACCTTTGACCCACCGGTAAAGCTGACGCCCAAGCAGGCGAACATTTACTGCTGGGGCTTCCAGCCTGAGGCCCGCTTCCGCGATGCGGTGTGTGGCCGGCGATTCGGCAAGACGTTCCTGGGTAAGGCCGAAATGCGCCGTGCTGCCCGCCTGGCTGCTGAGTGGGGCGTGAGTGTTGAGGACGAGATTTGGTATGGCGCGCCGACGTTCAAACAGGCCAAGCGCGTATTCTGGCGGCGCCTGAAGCAGGCTATCCCCGAAGCATGGCGTGCACACCGCCCGAACGAGACGGAATGCTCGATCACCCTCAAGTCTGGCCACGTCATGCGCGTGGTGGGGCTCGACAACTACGACAACCTTCGTGGCTCCGGCCTGTTCTTCGTCCTGGTGGATGAATGGGCAGACTGTCCGTGGGCGGCGTGGGAAGAAGTGCTGCGGCCGATGCTATCGACTTGTCAGTACCATATTCCAGGCGTTGGCATGCGCAAGGGCGGCCATGCGCTGCGCATTGGCACTCCGAAGGGCTTCAACCACTGCTACGACACTTATCTGGACGGCAGGCCAGGCGGCGAGCCAGACCACAAGAGCTGGCAGTACACCTCGTTACAAGGCGGTAACGTTCCTCCTGAAGAGCTTGAAGCGGCTCGCCGGAAGATGGACCCACGCACCTTCCGGCAAGAGTACGAAGCCGGCTTCGAGAACTATGCGGGCGTCGTCTACTACACGTTCAATCGAGATGAGTGCCGAACCAGCGAGCGAATCAAACCGGGCGAGGCGTTGCACATCGGCATGGACTTCAACGTCATGAAGATGGCGGCCGTTGTCTATGTCGTGCGTAACGATCTGCCGATGGCTCTGGATGAATTTCATGGTGTTCGGGACACGCCTGAGATGATCGAGAAGATCCAGACACGGTTCCCGGGTCACTCGGTGGCGGTCTATCCCGACGCCAGTGGGCAAAACACCAGCAGCAAAAACGCGAGCGAGTCCGACTTGTCACTGCTGAAGAAAGCAAAATTCACGGTGATCGTCGACTCCACAAACCCTGGTGTGAAAGACCGCGTGAACTCGGTAAACGCCATGTTCCTGAACGCCTACGGCGAGCGACGACTGAAGGTCAATATCGACCAGTGCCCTCAGCTCACCTTGTGCCTGGAGCGACAGACCTACACCGACAAGGGCGAGCCTGACAAAGACCCGAAGAAGGGTCATGACCACATGAACGACGCGGCGGGCTACTTCATCGCCAAGCGTTACCCGATCAAAGCAATCGTCACCTCCATCAAAATGGGATACGCCCGATGAGCAACGACGTCTCCTTCAAGCGGGCGGAATACATAGCTGTGGCGGATCGCTGGGCGACCGTTCGCGACGTCTGCGCCGGCCAGCACCGGGTTGTCGACCGACTGCCGTACATCAACACACACGATAAGTCGCCTGAGAACGTAGACCGGAACAAGGCCTATCGCGAACGTGCGGTATTCAAGAACGCCACCGGGCACACCCGTAACGGGTTGTTGGGCCTGGCCTTCCATAAAGACCCAACGTTGACGGTACCCCAGAAGCTGGAGTACCTGCAGGACGACGCCAATGGCTCGGGCGTGAGCATCTACCAGCACTCGCAGGGCACGCTTGAAAAGGTGCTTGAGGCTGGTCGCCACGGCCTGTACGTCGACTATCACCAGGACAATGGCGTCGGCGGGCACTCGGTGATCCTTTCCTACTGTGCCGAGGACATCATCAACTGGCGCACGGGAATGGTTAACGGCCATAGCGTGTTGACCCTGGTGGTGCTGCGCGAGTCGCCCGAGATACCTGAAGGCTTTGGTTTCAAGACAGTTGAGCAGTACCGGGAACTGGCGCTGGAAGATGACGGTTTCGTTTGTCGCGTTTGGCGCCGGTCTGGGCCTAAAGGTGGCGGGCCACTGGCGGTCACCGAAGAATTCAAGCCGGAAGGAGTGACCGGTCGCCTCAAGGAGATCCCGTTCACCTTCGTCGGCGCACAGAACAACGATCCAAGCATCGACGAGTCGCCGCTCTACGACATCGCCATGATCAACCTGGGCCATTACCGGAACAGTGCCGATTACGAAGACAGCGTTTTCTGGTGTGGGCAGGCTCAGCCCTATATCTCTGGGCTCGATGAGCAATGGCGTGACCACATGGAGAAAAACGGTATTTACGTCGGCTCCCGGGCGCCAATGCTGCTCCCAGCCGGTGGTGCCTTCGCCTATGCGCAGCCCGCTCCGAATACCCTGGTCAAAGAGGCCATGGCCGACAAGAACCAGATGATGATCGAGCTGGGCGCCCGGATGGTGGTTGCGTCACTTGCTACCAAGACTGCTACGGAGTCCCGCGGCGATCAGTCCGCCTCAACATCGGTACTGGCCGGCTGCGTGGCAAACGTCAGCGAGGCCTACACCCGGGCAATCATGTGGTGCTGCTCTTACATGGGCATCACCGACAAGAAGGTCGCCTACCAGGTCAATCAAGAGTTTGTCGAACTGACGGCTGATCCGCAGATGATCACGGCCTTGGTGGGCTTGTGGCAGAACGGCGGCTTCGCGAAAGCGGATCTTCGAGCATATCTGCGCAAGCTTGGACTGATCGCACCAGAGCGCACCGACCAACAGATCGACGGCGAACTGGAAGAGCAGGGCGACGGCCTGGGCCTGGACGACGAGGACAAATTAGATGGCGGCGAACCAAGCGATACTTGATGCGACCATCCGGCACGCAGTGTTCCTCGAAAAGCTCAAGGTGGGGGAGGTGGGCAAGTTTGCTCCCTTCCTCAAGGAGATTGACCGGTCTATCCGTGAGCGGCTGACCCAGTCGGACCTGACGGAATACAACACGAAGCGTCTGGAGGCACTGCTGAAGGAAGTCGACAGCCTGTTACTGGGCATTTTCGACCGCTACAGCGCGCAATTGAACCTCGACCTGGTGGACATCGCCAACTACGAGGCTGAGTTTGAGGCGACAAGTCTCGCCAGGTCGGCGCCGGTTGGCGTGTCGCTGGATGTGGTCGCCCCGACGGCCGCTGCAATCCGTACCGCAGTGCTGACGAACCCGCTCAGTGTGCGCGGCACCGGCGGCGGGAAGCTGCTCAAGGCCTTCATTAAGGGGTGGACTGGCGCCGAACGTGAGCGCGTCACCGGCACCATCCGGCAGGGCTTCTTCGAGGGGCAAACCAACTTCCAGATCATCCGCAACATTCGCGGCACCAAGGCGGCCGGCTACAAGGACGGCATTCTTGCCACCACCAACCGCAATGCAAGCACTGTCGTGCACACCGCCATTCAGCATGTGTCATCCCAGGCAAGGATGGAGGTGGCCAAGGCCAACACGGATATCGTCGAAGAAATCCAGATGGTGGCCACGCTGGACAGCAAGACCAGCCAGCAATGCCGATCATTGGATGGTCGTAGGTTTCCAGTTGAGTCTGGCCCAAGGCCGCCGTTTCACCCGAATTGTCGAACCACCTTCATCCTGCTGACCAAACTTAGCGAGATGTTCGCCAAGGGCGCTACCCGAGCTTCGGTGGGCGCCAATGGCGGCCAGCAGGTCAGTGCAAGCCTGGATTACTACCACTGGCTCCAGCAGCAGCCAGCTTCGTTCCAGGACGTTGCTATCGGCCCAGTCCGGGCCAAGCTGTTCCGGGAGGGTGGGCTGACCGTGGAGCGTTTCGCCGAGATGCAGCTTGATCGCAACTTTGCGCCGCTGACCCTGGTGCAGATGAAGGGCCTGGAGCCGCTGGCATTCGAGCGCGCTGGGATTTGACCGAGCATATTCAATCAGCCGCCTCCGGGCGGTTTTTTATTGCCTGCAAAGCGGGCGAAACATACCCAAGGGGTGCATCAACGTGGCAGAAGAAAACGAAATCGACCTGGAAAACCCGGCAATCAAGGCCGCTATCGCGACTGCCGTTGAAGCGTCCGTTTCCGGTTTGAAAACCAAAAACTCGGAGCTGCTGGGCAAGCTGAAGGAAACCTCCGGCAAGCTGACCCAGTTCGAAACCCAGTTTGAAGGCATCGACATCGACGCCGTCAAAGGCTTGCTCAGTCGCGCAGGCCAGGACGAAGAAACCAAGCTGCTGACCGAGGGCAAGGTGGACGAGGTCTTCAACCGCCGCACTGAGCGTCTGCGCGGTGACTACGACAAGCAGTTGAAGGCCATCAGTGAGCGCGCCGAGAAAGCTGAATCCTTCGCCGCCAAGTTCCAGGGCAAAGTCCTGGGCGACTCGGTGCGAGGCGCAGCACTGAAAGCCGGCGCTCTCCCCGAAGCAACAGACGACATCATCCTGCGCGCCAAAGGCGTGTTCACTCTTAACGAAGATGGCGATGCGGTCGCCGTTGATGAATCCGGCCAGGTCATCCTCGGTAAAGACGGCAAGACCCCTCTGACTCCGCTCGAATGGGCGGAATCTCTGCGTGAAAGCGCCCCTCACCTGTGGCCAAGGGCTTCAGGCACATTTGCCCCGGGCGGGGGTGGCGGCAAGGCTGCATTCAAGCGCTCCGAAATGACCTCCGAGCAGAAGCGCGACTTCCAGCGCAAGCACGGCCAAACCGCATACCTCGCATTGCCTAAATAAGGGGATTCACCCATGGCTACAACCGTTAACAGCGACCTGATCATCTACAACGATGAGGCGCAAACCGCATACCTGGAGCGTGTCCAGGACAACCTCGACGTGTTCAACGCATCGTCCAACGGCGCGATGGTGCTGGACAACGAACTGATCGAGGGCGACTTCCGCAAGCGCGCCCTCTACAAGCTGAACGGTTCCCTGGAACACCGCGACGTCAACTCCGAAGGCAAGGTAACTGCCAAGAAGATCAGCGCTGGCGAAGCTGTCGGCGTCAAGGCCCCCTGGAAGTACGGCCCGTACCAGACCACCGAAGAGGCGTTCAAGCGCCGCGGTCGTCCGGTCGAGGAGTTCTCCCAGATCGTCGGTGCCGACGTTGCTGACGCGACCCTGGAGGGCTTCATCCAGTACGCAACGGCTGGTCTGCGCGCCGCCATCGGCTCTAACGCTGACATGGTGGTCTCGGCCAACATCGAAACCGACGGCAAGAAGACCCTGACTCGCGGCATGCGCAAGTTCGGCGACAAGTTCGGCCGGATCGCCCTGTGGGTCATGCACTCCAGCGCTTACTTCGACATTGTCGACGAAGCGATCACCAACAAGATCTACGAAGAAGCGGGCGTCGTGATCTACGGCGGCCTGCCTGGCACCCTGGGCAAGCCTGTACTGGTAACCGACACCGCGCCGGCGGATGTCATCTTCGGCCTGTTGCCGAATGCCGTAACCATCACCGAGTCGCAGGCTCCGGGCTTCCGTTCGTACGAAGTTAACGACGAAGAGAACCTGAGCATTGGCTACCGCGCGGAGGGCACCGTGAACATCGACGTGCTGGGCTACAGCTGGAAGGCCACCACTGGCGGTTCCAACCCAACCCTGGCCGCTGTCGGCTCCGCTGCCAACTGGGTAAAACACGCAGGCAGCAACAAGGTCACCGCCGGCGTGATGATCAAGCTCACTGCGACGCCTCCTGCCTCTGGCGACTAAGTCTGAAACTCAACGCGCGGTCAGCGATGGCCGCCTTGGAGAAATACATGGAATTGACTTACAGCAACCAACTCTCCGGCTTCGACCCGGAGAAGCGTTACCGCAACCCGGAACACTTCGACAAGCCAGAAGCGGGAGTGACCAGTGTGCTGGTAATCGGCCATTGGCCGAGCGTTGTTGATGCGTACGAAGCGGCCGGCATTGACGTGTCGGTGAAGGAGGCCAAGCAGGTAAAGATTGTTGGCGCCGCCAATCAGGGCGAACTGGAAAAACTCATCGCAGCTTTGCGGGCTGAGCATGGATCGATCCAGATCCTAGTTGACGGCCTGGAAGCTGGCGAGATTCACCGTCCCGAGTCGGGCGAGCTGGCGGTGCGTTTGTATGAAGTGCTGGGCACCATCCATGCTTCGGTAGGTGAGTTGACCATCGAGCGTGACGGCCTGCTGCTGACGGTCGATGCGCTGCGCGGCGAGATCGAAGCGTTCAATAAGGCCGCTGTCGCACCTGGTGATGATGTTGGTGAAATTGCATCGCTGAAAGCAAAGCTCGATGACGCCAAGGTGCCTTACCGGGCCAACGCGTCGAAAGAATCCTTGGAAAAGCTCGTCGCTGATCTGACCAATGCCTGATAATGCTGGCTGCCTGCGACCCGGCGGCCAATCTTCAAACCATTCCAGCGAGTTGACACATGACACTCATTATCGAGGATGGGACCGGCAAGCCTGACGCCGAAAGCTACGCGAGCGCCGAGGACCTGGCCCTGTATGCCGTGAAATTCGGCGCGGTCATCCCTTCGGGCGGTCCTGAGCAGGAAGCGTTGCTGCGTCGGGCCGCCTTGGCAATGGATGGTATGACCTGGAAGGGGCGCAAGACCAGCAGCGGGCAGGCCTTGTCCTGGCCGCGCCGGGAGGTTCTGCTGGATCAGGAGATCAAGGCGAACAACTACCTGCCGGCGCGGATTCAGTATGGGCAAATGGCCTTGGCTGCTGAGATTCATCAGGACGATATCGACCCGGTGGAGAAGCGCAAGGGCGCGGTTCTGCTTGATCGTGTTGAAGGGGCGGTGACCCGGCAGTACGCGGCGATCCCAAACACCAGCAACCGGCTACTGCCAGCGGCACCGGATCGGCCAAGTGCTACGCAGTTTGCGGATTACCTACAAAAGCGCGGGCTGTTCGCCGTTCGCGCATAGCCACAACCGAGACCGCCATGGCCACCTTCTACGACGAAATGGCCGTGATGGCTCTGGAGATGATCACAGAGTTCGGCCAGCCCGTGACTATCAGCAAGACGCAGCCAGGCGAATACGACCCTGATATCGGAGGCGAAGCTCCTGGCGTAACCGTCGAACAGGTCGCCCAGGGCATCCTGCTCGACTTCACCGGCCAAGAATTCCAGAACAATAGCCTCATCAAACAGGGCGACAAGAAGCTCAAGATCGCCGCGCAGGGTTTGGCCTGGGTGCCCGGCCTGCTCGACAAGGTAATCGCCCAAGGCCGCATCTGGTCAATTGTCCCTCCGCTGAAAGAGGTCAACCCCGCCGGCACTCCGATCTTGTATGAACTGCAGGTGCGATCGTAATCCGGGATTTGAAGATGACCTCATCGTTGTGGGTGTTGATGAGTGGACAAAAAATCGTAGCCGTAATAGCGTTGTGCTTTAACTTTCTTGCTGTGAGAAACGTATATGGATATGCGCCGCATTATTACAGTGGTTGGCATGGCAGCTTTCTTATCTACTACAGCCTATGCGGACACTGATGTAAAAAAAGAGATCATTGATCGATGCAAGGTTCAGATGGGGAGTTACGGATCAGCAATGGTGAAGGCTTGCGTTGATCAGGATCTAAGTGCAGTAGCTGAAATCAAGCAAATTCCAGACGAGCACAAAAAAACTGTGGCTCGCTGTATGAAGCAAATGCGCCAGTACGGATTCGCTATGGTCAAAGCCTGCGCTGATCAGGATATTGAGGCGGACAAGGCGCTCGAGGAGTATTGAGCCTTCGCGGCGTAACTGCCTGATCGGCGGTCATACGCTCAAACCAATTAATTGTCGTAACTAAACCCGCCATTGAGCGGGTTTTTTTATGCTCGGCTGGAGAGGAGTCGGTTGTGTCTACCAAATACGCAAACCAATCCGGCAGCTTCGCCCTGAGCCTGGTCGAGTTCGCCGCCCAGGCCAGCGAAGCCATCAACGCAAGCGTGCGGGAGATCATCATCGAAGTCGGCAGCAGCCTGATCCGCATGTCTCCTGTGGGCAACCCAGAGATATGGGCACAGAACGCCGTAGCGACCCAGTACAACAAGGCTGTCGACGTGCACAACAGTGCGTTGCGTAGCGATCCGGCCAACCTCTCGAAGGGCGGCAGACTGAAGAAGGGCCGCAAACTCAATGATGGAATGGACATCAAGGCGCCAGAAGGCTACGTCGGTGGCCGCTTCCGGGCGAACTGGCACATCTCGCTCGGCGTGGTCGAAAACATCACATTCGACGAGGTGGACCCGGAAGGTAATTCGACTGTTGCCGCCCTGGTAGCTTCAATGAGCGACTTCACCGCCGGCCAGATGGCCTACATCGTAAACAACTTGCCCTACGCGATCCCGTTGGAGTTCGGCCATTCCACCCAGGCCCCCGGCGGTATGGTCCGGGTAACCGTGGCTCGTTTTCAGCAGATCGTGCTGGAGGCCATCAGGAACAACCAGGTATGAGTCACGCAATCATCGCTTCGATCTACGAGGCCAAGCTCATCGCTTGGAGCGCTGCCAGGTCGGAGAAGCTGAAGATCGTCTTCGAGAACACGGCCTACACGCTGGCGGCGGGCGAGACCTACCTGCGAGCCTTCACGATCCCGGGCGACACCGCGAGCAACACGCTTGGCGGTGATCACCGGCTGTTCACCGGTGTGTTCCAAGTGAGCATCATCGCGCCGGCGGGCACCGGCAAGACCAGGACGAACCCGATAGCAGCTGAACTGACAGATCTGTTCCCGCTGTACGCCAGGGACACCAAGGGCCCGGTCACCGTGGTGACGATGTCGCCGGTCGACCAGGGCCCCGGTATTACCGGCGATTCCACCTATACCGTCCCGGTCTCGTTCTTGTACCGAGCCGACACGAACTGATCCCGCCCATTGGGCAAACCCACGAGCCCGCCATTGAGCGGGTTTTTTCATATCTGCAAAGAGGAAATACCCATGGGCTACAAAATCCCGAATGGCGGCACCTTCCAGCACGCTGCAACCTATGCAGCTGCTCTGGCGTTTGCCACCATCACCAACGCCGCTGAGGCCGTGGCCACCGTTGTCGGCGGCACCCTGGCTGCGGGCGACATCGTCCTGCTCACTTCTGGCTGGAGCAAGCTGGATAGCAAGGTCGTGCGCGTGAAGGCGGCGACTGCTACTGCAATCACCCTGGAAAGTATCGACACTACCGACACCCAGGCCTTTCCTGTCGGTGGTGGTGCTGGGACCATGCGCAAGGTGCTGACCTGGGTTCAGATCCCGCAAATCTCCGATGTGGCCTTCTCCGGTGGCGAGCAGAACTACCTCGACGTGGTTTTCCTCGAAGACGACCAGGGCAAGCAGATTCCCACCGATAAGTCGGCTGCCAGCATGGTACTGACCCTTGCCGACGATCCGATTCAAGACTTCAACAAGGTGTTGATGAAGGCCGATGCGGGCAAGCAGGTCGAGGCCGCACGTTTGAACCTGCCGGGCAATGACACGCTGCTGTACGGCGCCTACACGTCGTTCTCCAAACAGCCGGCGGTGTCTCGTAACAACCTGCTGACGCGCACCGTCAACCTTGCGCTACAGGCCGAGCCGACTCGCTACCTGACTGCGGTGGTGTAACCGATGGCCAAGATCCGTATTGCGCAGAACGCCACTTTCACTGCGCCAGTGCTGATTCCAATTGTCGGCAGCGCGCCTGAGAAGGTTGAGTTCACCTTCAAGTACCGGGATCGCGCCGAGCTTGCCGCTTTGTTCGATGAATGGAACGAGAAGCGGGACAAGGCACGCACCGCACTTGGCGATAAACCGTCCTGGTCGGAAGTGGTCGCCGTGGATACCGAGCAGCAAACCCAGCAGATCAAGGATCTGGTAGTAGGCTGGGGCTTCGACGACGAATACAACGACGACAACATCGTTGCCTTCGTGAAGTCCTGTCAGGGCGCCGCCGAGGCGGTCGTTAAAGCCCATGAAGGCGCATACAACCAGGCCCGCCTGGGAAACTGACAGACGCCGCCCGCGCGATGTACTCGCCGAGCGTGCCTGACGCGATTATTGGCATGTTCGGCCTTGCCCCGGGAGATCTGGTTGAGGAGGTGGAGGTCTGGCCCTGTAACTGGCCTGCCTTCCTCCTTTTCAACCGCATGTCCACCCAGTGGCGAGCAGGCGCCGGCGGCGCGATCGGTCTCGACTACAGCTGCATCCGCGACGTGGCCGGGTTCCTCGGTATCAAGAAAAAGAAGCTCGCTGAAATCTTCCCTGACCTTCAAGTCCTGGAAGGCGAAGCCCTGCGCGTCATGGCGGAGGAAAGGGAAAACAGCCCGTAACCACGGGCACTTATTCAAGGTGAGTCGATGAACATTGCAGAACTCGGCGTCAAGATCGACTCGGCCGATGCGATCCAGGCAAAAACGAGCCTGGATGAAATGGCGAAGGCTGGCGGCCGGGCCGAGCAGTCCGCCGTTTCGCTGATGAACGAAATGCAGGCGCTGGAGAAATCGCTTTCCACCAGTGCCAAGACCACACAGGACCTGGCAAAGCAGCGTGATGCACTCGCCAAACTCACCAAGACCGGCGCCTATGGCGAGGCCGAGGCGGCGAAGATCTCCGCTCAGCTCGACAAGCAGCAGGTGGCTCTGGCCAAGTCTGCCCTGGATGAGCAGAAGGCCCTGAACAGCCTTCTGGGTGCCATCGACCCGGCCCGCGCCGCACTGGCGAAGCTGGACACTCAGGTCGAGCAGCTTGGTAAGCATCTGGACGCCGGCCGCATCAGCCAGGATCAGTACAACACTGCCCTGAGCAAGATCGACAAGGACTACGCCAAGCTCGAAAAGACGGCCACCGGTTTCGACAAGCTGCGCCTCGGCACCCGCCAGGCGCAGGAAAACGTTGTGCAGTTGGGTAATGCGCTGTCCTCTGGCGACTGGGGTAGTGGCGTTCGCGCCGTGGCTCAGTTGGGCGCGGGCGCCGGGGCGGGTGCCGCGGGGCTGCTTGCCATTCTGGGGCCGCTGGCCCTGGCCACAGCAGCCGTTGGCGGCCTAGCTATTGCCTACTACAAAGGTAGCGAGGAGCAGGACCGCTACAACAAATCACTGATCCTCACCGGTAACTACGCCGGCATCAGTGCTGGGCAGCTTGGCGATATGGCCCGGCAGGTGAGTGCCACTGTCGGCACCACCGGGCAGGCCGCCGAAGTTTTGGCCCTGCTGGCTGGTAACGGAAAGATCGCCGGCGAGAGCTTCACTGGCATTACCCAGGCTGCCGTTTCGATGCAGGAAGCCACCGGCAAGGCGGTGAGTGAGACGGTCGCCGAATTCTCCAAGCTTGCAGACGACCCGGTGAAGGCCTCTGCTGCACTGAATGAGCAGTATCACTACCTGACGGCCTCGGTTTACTCGCAGATTGCCGCACTGGAAGCGCAGGGGGACCATGCGGGCGCCGTGAAGCTGGCCACCGAGCAGTACGCCGACGCCATCAACGAGAGAACTCCGAAGATTCTGGAGAATTTGAGTTGGTGGGAGAAGGGTTACAACGCGGTGACGCGCGCGGCAGACAATCTCAAGAATATCGGGCGCCAAGATATCGGCGCAGACATCGAGCAAGCTCGGCAGGATCTTGCTCGAGCGCAGGCTGGAGATATCGGCGCCTTCCAAAATAAAGATGCGATGGTCGAGCTGTACACCGACCGACTCAATCTGTTGGAGGACCAGAGGGACGCCCAGGCCGATATCGCTAAGTGGGAAGGTGATCAGGCCAAGGCGCAGCTAGCGTCTCAGCAAGCGATGGTCAAAGTTGATGCGCTGACCAAGTCGACATGGACGAACGAGCAGAAACGAAATGAGGCTCTCAAGGAGTATCGCCAGCAACTTGAGGACATCCGAAAAACAGATCCCAATGATTCTCGCCTCAACCAGTCAGCGATCGACAAAAACATCTCGAACATCAACGCGAAGTTCAAGGACTCGAAAGCTGCAGGTACTCCAGTTGATCTGACCGGTTTCAACGGAACCAAGAACAACCTGGCCGGAATCGTCAACGAGTACAAAAACGCTCAGAAGGAACTGGACGCCGCACAGAAGGCTGGCCTGGTATCGCAGTCGGACTACGCCCTGAAGCGCGAAGCCATGATCGGCAATGAGCGCGATGAGGTGACAGCCGCTTACGAGGCTGAGATCGCCGCGCTGGAGGCCGCCAAGGGCAAGAAGACAACGTCGGCCGCGCAGAGCATCCAGCTGGACCAGAAGATCGCCGACGCGCGAGCAGGGATGGTAAAGGCGCAGAAGGACGCCGACAGCCAGCTCGAGGTGTTGGCTACCAATGAGACCGGGCGCCTGTCCAAGCAGGAGCGGGCAATCAGCTCGTACGTGCAGGCGCTGGGGCAGCAACAGCGAGCCCTGGAGCTTGCCGGCCAACGTGCGGTGCTCGGCGTTGGCCAGGGTGATCGGCAAAACGCGCTCAACGGGGAGCTGAACAGTCAGCAAGATCGGTTTGCACAGCAGTCGCTGGATCTGGAAAACCAGCGCTCCGACCCATCGCGCAATATGTCGGACGAAGAGTTCACCCGAAAATCGCAGGCGCTCGCCGATGCGAACAAGAAGGCGACCGACCAGATCCGGCAGAACTACGCGGATGTGGAGGCCGCCCAGGGCGATTGGACGAAGGGCGCAACATCGGCCTGGGCCAACTACCTTGATTCGGCGCAAAACATCGCAGGGCAGACCAAGAGCCTGTTCGGCAACGCGTTCAGCTCGATGGAGGATTCAATCGTCAACTTCGCCATGACCGGGAAGCTGTCGTTTGCTGACTTCACCAAGTCAATTCTTGCCGATATGGCACGCATCGCGACCCGGCAAGCAGCCTCTGGCCTTCTCGGCTCCCTAGTGGGGCTTGGTGTGTCTGCTGCTGGCTCGTACTTTGGCGGCGGCGCTGTGACATCAGCAGGGTCGACAGCGGCCGGGTATAGCCCGGAGGTATTGGCTGGCTGGTCCGGTGTGACCCAGGCAAAGGGTGGCGCCTGGTCTGGCGGCGTTCAGATGTTCGCCGACGGCGGTGCGTTCACCAACTCCATTGTCAGTAAGCCAACGGCCTTCGGTATGGCCAATGGCAAGACCGGCGTCATGGGAGAGGCAGGAGAAGAAGCAATTATGCCGCTGACCAGAACCTCCAGCGGGAAGCTGGGTGTTATGGCCATGGGCGGTGGCGGGGTGGGTGCAACGCAGATCAATGTCGAAGTGCACATCGATGGCGAGGGCAACGCCTCGTCCTCGGCTGATGCTCCCGGCTATGACCTGTTCGGCAAGGAGTTGGCCGCGTTCGTTGAGCAGAAGTACCAACAGATGCGCAACAAGGACATGGGCCAGGGCGGCGTCATCAACAAAGCAATCAAGGGGCGCTGATGGCCATCGAACGATTCATCTGGGAGACGGAGAAGGGCGCGGAAGGGGATATCGCCCAGCGCGTCCGCACCAAGCAGTTCGGGGACGGGTACGAACAGGCGGTCGAGGACGGCCTCAACAACCAGTCCCAGTCCTGGCCGCTCACCTTCACCGGTGCCAAGCCCCGGGTTCTGTTAATCAAGGCGTTCCTTGATCGGCACAAGGGGGCAAAGGCGTTCCTCTGGACGCCGCCCCTAGGTGAGCTTGGCCTCTACAAGTGCAACGGCTACAAGCCTGTGCACCGCGGCGGCCAGGTCTACGCCATCACTGCAACCTTCCAGCAAACCTTTCACCCTTGAGATAACCGCCCATGGCACTGATCACGGACATCCAGAAACTGGAGCCCGGCGGCGAGATTCGCCTGTTTGAAATTGACGGGACCGAGTACGGCGCGGACTACCTGCGCTTTCACGGGCACGCTATTCCGCATACACCCGAAGAACTGCTGGCCTACGAGCATTCCGACGAGGAGCTCCCGGCCAAGTCGATTTGGTGGCAGGGCGAGGAGTACGCGGCCTGGCCTATGCAGATTGAGGGTATTTCCTCGAGCAGCGACGGCACCGCTTCTCGGCCGACTTTCGCCGCCGGCAACGTTAACGGGCGGGTTACTGCGCTTTGCCTCGCCTTCGAGGATCTACTGAAGTTCAAGCTGACGGTTCGCGAGACGCTGGCCAAGTACCTGGATTCAGCGAACTTTCCAGAGGGAAACCCAACAGCCGATCCGACCCAGGAAGCGCTGGAGATCTGGTACATCGACCAGAAAACCAGTGAGGACGGCGAGGCCGTGGTCTGGGAGCTGTCCTCCCCTGGCGAGATCGACAACCACGGTCTGCCCGGGCGCCAGATGACAACGTTCTGCCACTGGGCCATGACCAATGGTTACCGGGGGCCAGACTGTGGCTACACCGGTGCGGCGATGTTCGACGATGAGGACAACCCCACGGATGACCCCGCGCTTGATCAGTGTAAAGGCTGTTTGTCGTCCTGCAAGCTGCGCTTCGGCGAGAACAACGAACTGTCCTTCGGTGGATTCCCTGCCGTATCCCTCATTGCCCGGAGCTGACCATGCGCAAGCACATCATTGCGGCTATCCAGGCACACGCGGCGGCCCAGTATCCTAAAGAATGTTGCGGCCTGCTGCTCGCCATCGGGCGCAAGCAGAAGTACTTCCCGTGCCGAAACATCGCCACGGAACCGAACGAAGAGTTCCGGCTCGATCCCGAGGACTACGCCGCGGCGGAAGACTTGGGAGACGTTATCGGCATTGTCCACTCACATCCGGACGCTACCAGCAGGCCGTCGCCGCATGACCTTGCCATGTGCGAGGCCACGGCATTGCCCTGGCACATCCTGAGCTGGCCCGAGGGCGACCTCCGCACGATCACACCGACCGGCCGTACGCCGTTGCTCAAGCGTCCGTTCGTACACGGCGCCTGGGACTGCTGGCAGGTCTGCGCTGATTGGTATCAGCGTGAGTGGGGTCTGGAGTTCGAAGCTTTCCAGCGCACTGATGGCTGGTGGGAGAGCGTGGAGAACTCCAGCCTGTATGAACAGCACTACGAGGCCGCCGGCTTTGTGCGCGTCGACCGTCCGCAGCGTGGCGACATGATCGTCATGTCAATTGGGCGGACGGTTCACCCGAACCATGCTGGGATCTATCTGGACACCGACCCGACGCTGCTTGGCGAAGAGTCGAATGTATTCGGGCCCGGGCCATTCATGTTGCACCACATGTACGGTCGGCCATCTGAAATTTTGGTGTTCGGCGGCTCATGGCTCGACAGAACACGCCTGATCCTTAGGCACAAAGATACATGCGTACCACTTACACCCGCCGAGCGCGAAGCGATATAGTGGAACCGATTTAGGCACCGAAGAGAATTTATGATTCAAATGCCTATCGGATGCCTGTAGCTCATAAATATTCTAGCCCTGAAGCCATGGAAGGAGACACTCAATGACCGCGAACTCAGGCGTACAAAAGTTTTACCTGCCTGCTAAGCTAGGTATAGCTGCTGATCTAACTCTCGGGATTTCTGACTCCTTGGGGTACATTGCAGATTGCTTGCTTGTACATAAGGAAGTAGTGGTTCCACTTGACGCTATGTCTCTAAGTGAGCTGGAGGATACTTTTGGGACTGATCAATTAATTGCCTTGATCAGTGAGGGGCGACTGCGATTTTGCCCTGGCTTTTCGATGCAATATGCAAATAAAGACAAGCCGAATAAATTTGATCGAGATGAGTTTCTTGATGGTGTAAAGAGCAAAGAGGTTTTTCGAGAACATCTCGATCGAAGTTTATTATTTAAGGAGATTGAAAAAACCTTTCTCGATCCATTAATATTAGACTATTCAAACTGGTTGCCTGCTATGGATCAAGTTGATGAATCTTTTGATCGTTTTGAGGGAAATAAGAAGTATAGCCATTTTTATCCTGGCGGTGAGCCACGTTATTATCGCGTAGGGGCTATTCAGGGTGTCGCAAGAATGAATGATTTGCTTGCGGTGGGTGTTCCGGCAATGGAGATGGATTCTGAACTTCCTAAGCTTTTGGAGCTGTGTTTTCCGACACTTAATAATAATATCTTTGACGAGGACTCGGTTTACCTAAAATCGCAGAAAGTAATTGCAGATCTCCATGGGATCGGCGGCCTACCGTCTTTTGAAAAGTCTGGCCATAAACCGGTCTATCGAACCGATGAAGAAATTAAGCTTGTCGTCAAAGCCGTGTTGAGCGATGAGGCTGGCGACTTGAGAAGTTGGCTTGCGGCTAATCTTACTTCTGATTTAAATGTTCGATCCGCCTATGATAATTCTGAGAAATTACTTCCCTCTAAAAGCTCTTGGACGAACTGGCTCAGGTTCGGATCTTCCACTGGATTTGGTACCGCCATCGGAACTATGGTATCTGATCCGATTTTGGCCTTTGCGGCGGGGACGGCAGTTGGTGCTGTTGATCTACTTTTCGGCGAGAAAGCTGCATCCCTTGCATTGGATTCTTACCATCCAAAAATTTGGCTCTCTCATATGCAACGCCAAAATATTATGAAGAGAGGCTCCTAGTGATTCTTGTTTGCACATGGTGGAGGGGGGAGAGTTTGCTTGTCTAAGGCAAGGTATTGATATGCGGATTTTGATAGCTGTGGTGGCGGTGATGCTGGCGGGGTGCGCGTCCACGGCAATTTCAGTGCGCGACGCAAAGCCGGTGTCGGCGGATGAGATTTATGCCTTCCAGTCCAAGCCATCTGGCGAAAGCGGGAAAATTACGGTTGTGCGCGACTCCGGCGCCGTCGGTTCGGGCTGCGATATCGTCGTCTATGTAGATGGGCGCAAGGCAGCGAAAATTGGTACTGGTCAGCGGGTGACCTTTTATCTTCCGCCAGGCTCGCCAAATATAGGCGCCGGCCTCGCAGGATCAGGTCTGTGCGCAGGTGCTGCAATCCGCACCATCGCAGCAACGGCGCACTCAGGTAAGGAAAGCCTTTATCGAATCAGCGGAGATATGGCCGGCTTCTACATTGGCCCCTATGTCGACTACAACTGAAGAACGAAAATCATAAAGCCGCCTTTGGGCGGTTTTTTATTGCTCGGAGAAAAGATGCAGGCATCAGCGATCAACTACCAACCAATGACAACCATTCGACTACACGGGCAGTTGCGTCAGTTCGGGAAGTCCTTCCGGCTTGCGGTCAAATCGCCGGCCGAGGCCATTAAGGCTCTGTGCATCCAGATTCCCGGCTTCGAGCGGTTCCTATCGAACGCCAAATCGCGAGGTCTGGAGTTCGCAGTCTTTCGCGATAAGCACAATATCGGCGAGAAAGAGTTGAGCTACAGCGGCGTCGGCGACATTCGGATTGCTCCTGTAGTGGTGGGTAGCAAGCGTGGCGGGATCCTTCAGACCATCGTCGGCGCGATCCTGATTGTTGTCGGGGTTATTTTTTCGGCAACTCCGTTCGGCACCCCGTTAATTGGAGCAGGCATCGGACTGGTCGCCGGCGGCGTCATCCAAATGCTCAGCCCCCAGGCCCGCGGCCTCAAGGCCAGCGCTGCGCCTGAGAATACCCCTGGTTATGCCTTCGGCAGCGCAAAGAACACCACCGCCTCCGGCAACCCAGTACCGCTGTGTATCGGCGAACGCCGCTGGGGCGGGGCGATTATCAGCGCCGCGATCTACGCCGAAGACCAGATGTAGTTATCACCCGAATTACAGCCGCCGCCCCAGAGGCGGTTTTTTATTGCCTGGAGGAAAGCATGGGCGCAGCACGCAAGATTGATGTCTATGGCGCGAAGGGCGGCTCCGAGAAGCCCAAGACTCCAACCGAAGCACCGGACAGCCTGCGCTCTGTTGCTATCGCAAAAATGCTCATTGCTATCGGAGAGGGCGAGTTCGAAGGCACGCCTACTGCGCGGGACATCTACCTCGACAACACCCCGCTACAAGATCCCCTGGGGAATATGAACTTCCCGAACGTGAAGTGGGAGTGGCGCACCGGGGCGGTGGATCAGACCTATATCCAGGGCATCCCCTCGATCGAGAACGAAACCACCATCAGTACCGAACTACGAAGTGGCACACCGTGGGTTCGGGCGATCAGTAACACTCAGCTTTCTGCTGTGCGGGTACGCTTCGCCTGGCCGGCGCTACAGTCCGTGGATGCGAACAACAACATTAATGGTTACCGGATCCAGTACAAGGTCGAGCTGGCCACCGATGGCGGGGCCTATCAGGAAGTCCTGAGCGAGGCGGTCGACGGCAAGACAACCAACCTGTACGAGCGAACCCGACGTATCGATTTGCCCAAGGCAACCAGCGGCTGGCTGATGCGGATAACGCGACTGACCGTCAACCAGAACAGTCCGGGCAAGTTCTCCGACATCATGCAGATTGCGGGTTTCACGGAGGTGATCGACGCCAAGATCCGTTATCCCAACACCGCGCTGCTCTACATCGAGTTCTCGGCCGAGCAGTTCCGCAGCATTCCCGCGGTGACCGTTGGCTGCAAGGCTCGTAAATGGCAGGTACCAAGCAACTACGATCCTGCGTCGCGCAGCTACAGCGGCGTTTGGGACGGGACGCTCAAAGAGGCCTACACCAATAACCCGGTCTGGGCCACGTACGGGATCACTACGGTCGATCGCTTCGGCCTGGGGCGCCGCATCAAACCGTGGATGGTGGACAAGTGGGAGCTTTACCGCATCTCGCAGTACTGCGACCAACTGGTACCGGACGGGAAGGGTGGCATGGAGCCGCGCTTCATCTGCAACCTGAACCTGCAGAGCAAGGCTGACGCCTGGTCGCTGCTGCGCGACATTTCCGCGATTTACCGGGGCATGACTTACTGGGCCCAGGGCCAAGTCTTCACCCTGTCGGATATGCCGCGTGCTACTGACTTCGACTTTGCCTACACCCGGGCGAACGTCATCGATGGCAAGTTCACATACTCCAGCGCATCGGAGCGCACCCGTTACACCCGCGCGCTGATCAGCTACGACAACCCGCTCAATAACTACGACACCGACGTCACAGCAGTGACTGACCAGAAGCTACAGCGGCGCTACGGCGACAACCCGCTGGAGATCAGTGCAATCGGGTGTACCCGCGAGTCGGAGGCCCAGCGCCGCGGTAAATGGGCGCTGCTCACAAACTCCAAGGATCGGGCGGTCACCTTCAAGGTCGGCCTCGACGGGCGCATTCCGCTGCCTGGGTACGTGATCCCGATCGCCGACGAGCTTCTGGCTGGACGCCCGGTGGGCGGACGCATCTCGGCGGTGAACGGCAAGGTCATCAAGTTGGACCGCGACACCCAGGCCAAGCCCGGTGACCGATTGATCCTCAACCTGCCCGACGGCAAGTGCGAGGGGCGCACCGTGCAGTTGGTCAGCGGCCGGGAGGTCACCGTGACTGTTGCTTACTCCGTGGTGCCGGAACCTGAGCTGGTGTGGGCGCTGGATGCCGATGACCTCGCAATCCCGCTGTACAGGGTGGTGAGCGTGGCCCGGCCGGAGCCCGGCGTCTTTGAAATCTCGGCCGTGCAGTACGACCCAAGCAAATTCGCGCACATCGACACTGGCGCGCGCCTGGAAGAACGGCCGATCAGCGTTGTGCCAATCACCGTGGTTCCGGCGCCGGCGAGCGTCGACATCACGTCGAACTACTCCGTTGACCAGGGCCTGGCGATCAGCACCATGAACATCTCATGGCCTGCCGTGGCTGGCGCTGTCGCGTATGACGTGGAGTGGCGCAAGGACAGCGGCAACTGGATCAAGCTGCAGCGCACTGGTTCGACCAGCGTGGACGTTACGGGAATCTACTCGGGCGCCTATCTGGCCCGGGTGCGTTCGGTGAGTGCATTCGAGATATCTTCGATTTGGAAGAGTTCAAACCTGACCAACCTGGAAGGTAAGGTAGGCCTGCCGCCGGCGGTGGCATTCCTGACCACCACCAGCCTGGTCTACGGCATCGGCATCCAGTGGGGCTTTCCACTAGGTGCTGAGGACACCCAGTGCACGGAGGTCTGGTATAGCGAGTCGCCGGACCTAACCACGGCCAAGAAGCTGAGCGACTTCAGCTACCCGCAGGCCACGCATGAAATGCACAGCCTGCTGGCTGGGGCGAGCCTGTTCTTCTGGGCGCGCCTTGTGGACCGTACCGGAAACGTCGGGCCGTTCTTCCCGATCCCTGGCGCGGTCAATGGCCAGGCCAGCTCGGACCAGACCGAGTACGACAAGTACTTTGCCGACAAGATCGGCAAGGGCGCGCTGTATCCAGGCCTGCGAGATGAGATCGCTCTGATTTCGGGGGACGGCGACGGGTCGGTCAACGAACGGCTGAAAGAGTCCAAGGCAGAGCTGGAGGGGCTGCTGGGCCAGATCACCGGGGCGGAGCCATACAACCCGGATGAGCCCTACGCCGCTGGCGCATTCACGCAAAAGGATGGGCACCTTTACCAGGCGACTGGCTCGGTACCGGCCGGCGAAGCGCCGCCAAATCCGCTTTACTGGAAGGATATCGGCACGATCCTGCAAACCACCAACGCGCTGGCCCAGCAGGTTCAACTGGTCACCAGCATGATCGAGGAGATCGAGGGCCAGGTGGTGGCCACTGCAACATTGGTTGAAGCGCTGCGCTCGGCCGCCCGTGGTGATGATGGATCGGGCGACCTGGCGGACGCGGTGAAAGGCTGGCAATCGACCGCTGATCTCGGGATTGAGAAGCGCACCCGGGCCACGGAAAGCGATGCAATGGCGCGGCAACTCACCACGATGGAGGCGCGGGTGGGGGCGAACCAGTCCGGGCTGACCGTGCTGGAGCAGGTGGTGGCCAACAACAAGCAGACGGCAGCCACCCAACTGACTCAGCTCAAAAGCGACTTGGAGTTGACCGAAGGGAAGGTCGCTGGGAATGCGCAGGCAATCACCGGCCTCGACACCAAGGTCACTAACCTCGACGGGAAGGTCACGTCTCAAGCGTCCAGTAATGAGGCGCTGCGGGCTTCGGTGCGCGGCGATGATGGTGCCGGCGATCTTGCCGGCGCTATCAAGGCCTGGGAGGCGGCGGCCAGCTTTGAGGTCGAGAAGAAGGTCCAGGCTACTGCGACTGAGGCGCTGGCCAAGAGGACAGAAACCCTGCAGTCGAGCATCGGCCAGACCAGTGCATCAGTGCAGGCCGTCAGCGAGACCGTGGTCCAGCTCGACGGTAAGGTGTCTGCCCAGACCACCATGAAGGCTCAAACCATTGTGGATGGTCGAAAGGTTGTGACCGGGTTGGCGTTTGGTTCGGATGGTGAACAGTCGGAGTTCCTGATCTTCGCGCAGCGCTTTGCAGTCGTGAACGAGATCGACGGAACAGTTATCCCGATGTTTGTGGTCCAGAACAATCAGGTTGTGTTCAACACCGCGATCATCAGCAAGGCGCTTATCCAGGAGATCATCCTAGGGATGAACATCCGGTCTCCAGCGGTTGACTCGCAAGGGCGGCCTCTACTTGAGATCAACGTTCCGGCAGGGAAGCTCGTCTTCCGTAGTGAGCATGAAGATGGATCTATCTTGCTCAACAGCGATGGCCTTGCAGTGTATGACGGCAACTACAAGCGCAGAACAATGAACGGCAGGCTCACACCGCCAAGCTAATTACTTTTGGAGGTATTACCGTGGAGTATGGCTTCTGGGTTTTTGATGAAAACGAAGTTCAAACTCTGGGGGTTGAAGATTTCACCCTGCAAAAGTTAGCGGTGATGATAGTTCCAGCCGCGACTGGTGGGGGGAGGGGGTCTAACTACGAGTACATCCTTATGGATGTTCCAGGTTATGATCCTGCCACCTGCTTTGTCACGATCACCCCCAAAGTTTACGCGCCGTATGATCAGCCTGGTTACCCTGATACTTGGGGTGGCTTACCGACTTACACAAACTTGGGTGGGACAAGAATTGCGATTTACACACAAATCAATTACCGCGAGCCGGACGGTGGTGGCGGCGGGAAAAACCGCGAGATGTGGACGCGCAATGTTGTGGAGAGCGTCGTAGAAGTGGTCAAGGTAAATTGATATGGATGACTACGGTTTTGTCGCTGTAAACGATCACGGATCTGTCAGCATCAGCAGCGTGTACAAAGTTCTGGTGTTCTCCGAGCGAGGGCAGTTCAGAATCCAGTCTCGCTACACTGACAAGGAAGGCAAAGGGCAGTTTACCTTTGCCAAACCTATTCGCACCGTGGAACCGCCCCAAATATTTTTGAGGACGATATCGGCATCACACGCCAGCCTTGGGCTGTATACCTCCATTGAAGGATCTTCCGGCAACTGGACCGGCTTTCATGTCACATCAGCAGTTCGGGGCGGAAGCGTGTTGCAAGACTATTTAATGGAGTTTGTGTCTTGCAAATACTCCGACCAAAGCAGCTCATCTGAATACGGACTTGAAGTGCGCGATGCACAAAATCGGATCATGTTTGTGTCCAGTGATAGGGTTGTTCGTTATGGGAAGTTTTCAAAGAATTGGACGGTGGGCAGAGGACGTTTTGTAGATATCTACTACAGCGATGTAACGGTAGATACTGACGACTTTATAAGCGTGTCGAGTCTTGATCGGGGGATAATGTGGTTTGCAAATGATTCGAAATATGCGGGCATCACAATTTTAGAGGGCGGGGTTCCGGTGTTGCAGATCTTTAATCAGCGGCACTACCTAGAACGTTTTTATTGGCAAGGTTTAGATGGTTTTTGTCTGAGTGTTCCCGTCTGCAAGTTTCCAATAGAACGTTACTACAACTAATTTCGAGTGCTGATATGGGCACTCAACTGGAGAAACCTATGGCTTCTTGGTTTTCAGAAGGGACTGTGAGCGTGCAGAGCGGGAGCCCGACAGTAACGGGTGTCGGCACCAAGTTCTCGAACTGCCGTGCGGGGGATATGTTTGTCGGTCCTGACCAGGGCATCTATCAGGTGATCAACCCTGCAAGCGATACCTCGTTGTCGATCTCCCCGGCATACCGTGGTGCGGCCGTTGGCGGCGCCGGGTACGGGATCGTGCCCGTCAATGGCTATCCCAAAGCCCTGGCCGACGCAGTGAACCAAATGGTTCAGCAGTGGGGCGCCACGCTGGCGGGTCTGGGTAGCGTATCGACGGAGAACGTCGTGCCGGTAGCCAAGGGCGGAACCGGTGGCAGAAACCCGGCTGAGGGGCGCTCGGGCCTAGGGTTGGGCACTGCTGCAACAGCAACCTTGACCGTGGGTAATAGCGACACCACGGGTGGCCGGGTGTTGAAAGTCGGGGATTTTGGCGTTGGCGCAGATTGCGTAATCGTCTCTGACTGGAACGATGCTTATAACAATCTTGGTACCGCGTTTATCGCAGGCAATGCTGTCTCTCCTGGTGGGACGGGAGAATCGGTCAACGCAACTGGTATCAACCTCAGACGGGGCGGTTTGGTGGGAGCCCAACTGATGATTTACAACGGCGATAACCGTCTCTTCTTTCGCTCTGCATTCGGTGCTTTCGCCCCTTGGGTGCAGGTGTATCACACCGGGAACACCACTCGTATGGCCGACAACACGCTGAGGGCGATCTGATCATGGCAAGAGCAGCAATTAACATCACCGGCACGGGTGAAAAGTTCGATTTCGTCTCGCTGGGCGGGACCGAGGTGACCTGTTATCGCAACGCTGTGGGCGTCTACTGCGTCACTGGCACCCTTGGCATGGTCCCATTTCCACCCATCGATCAGGGCTGGGGCTACGGGCTCCACCCCTCGGACAATCCCGCCGAGGTGAACATCTCGTTTGAGGACGGCCTGCTCACGGTCACCGTGACGAAAGAGGGCGAGCCGTACGATTTGAAGGTCATGATCACTCTGCATATCCTGGTGCCTGACCGTCCTCCACAGGAAGAACTGCCGCCTCCGACGCTTGATCCAGTGGTGGCTGCACAGACCCAGATCGCGCACTTGCGAGCCGAGGCTGATTACGCAATTGCGCCACTTCAGGACGCCGTCGATATCGACGAAGGGACCGAGGCAGAGCTGGCGACCCTCAAGGCTTGGAAGAAGTACCGCGTGGCCCTGAGCCGAGTGCCCGAGCAGGACGGGTACCCGCTCGCCATTGATTGGCCCGCCGCGCCGTAGCATCGCGCCGTAGTCGACCACACCCGCCATCGAGCGGGTTTATTTTTGCCTGGAGAAAAGCATGACCACTTCCGAAAAAGGCCGGGACATCCTGGCGCGCACGCTGTGGGGTGAAGCCCGCGGCGAGGGGATGGCCGGCCAGATCGCCGTGGCCTGGACCATCCGCAACCGCGTGTTCGACGGTAAGGCCAAGTCCTGGTGGGGCGAGGGCTACGCCGGCGTGTGCCTGAAGCCGTGGCAGTTCAGTTGCTGGAACCAGAACGACCCGAACTACGCCTACCTCAGCGGCGCCAAGCCGATCCCGGCCGCGCAGTTCGCCCAGGCCCAGCGCGCTGCTGACCAGGTGATGGCCGGCGCGGTACCTGACCCAACCGGCGGGGCCACGCACTACTACGCAACCACGATGCCCAAGGCCCCGGCCTGGGCGGCGAAGGCCAAGCAAACGCTGCGCCTGGGGCACCACATCTTTTTCAAGGACGTGCCGTGATGACGCCCGTACAGAAGCTGGCCGGGCTGGTGGTACTGATCCTGGCGCTGATGGCCAGCGCCGCCGGCGTCACCTGGCAGGTTCAGGAGTGGCGCACTGGAAAGACGCTGGCCGAGCAGGCCGGCCTGCACCAGGACGAGCTGGACAGGATCAGCGCGGTGGCCATCAAGCAAGTGCGCGACGAGCAGGACAGGCGCCTGGGCCTGGAGAAGACGCTGGCCACCTCCGATCAACAACACACCCGAGAACTTTCCGATGCTCAACGCAACCAGGCTCTGCTGCGTGACCGCCTTGCTACTGCTGATGTGCGGCTGTCAGTCCTTCTCGACGCCACGGATTCAACCAGTGGCTGCGGTGTGCCTGCCACCCCCGGCGCCGTCGGCGTGGTTCATGCAGCCCGTCGAGCCCAACTTGACCCAGCGCATGCTCAACGAATTGTCGCCATCACCGATGCCGGCGACCAAGGATTGATCGCGCTGCGGGCGTGCCAGGCCTATGCAAAAGAAGTTTCTATAGCTAAGTAAAAAGAGCGGGCGGGCAGCATGCGTCAACGCCTGACCCGGTCACCTTCCGTTGAAGCCCCAACGATGTCAACGGATGCAGTGATACTTTATCGCGTCGTGGAGACGCCACCTGGAAGAACTCGTGAGCCAGTTCAAAGAGGCGCCCTGTCCGTATAGGGTCTCTGAGCGTTAGAAAATGTGCCGCTCTGAAACCCTCACCGACATCCAGCTCACCGCTCTGTATTTGGGGAAAGTAGGTCTGCCCGAACAATCGACGCGGGAGAAGAGTGATGATATCCTCGCGCGGCTATTCGTATATGTAAATTAATAATTTCACTGTAAATAATACCGTTTTAAACAGGGATGTGGTGATGTCTTATAAGTGACTTGGCCAGCTTTAATAAAAAATTAGTCTGCATTGCGGGTGGCTTTTCTTTTTTGGGGTGGATGTTTTAATGGGTTTTTTAAGATTGTTTTTAGCGCTATCTGTAATTGCGGGGCATGCTGGCGGCTCTGTTTTTGGGTTTGCTGGGGTTAATCCATTATATGCGGTTAGTGCGTTTTTTATAATTTCGGGATTCTACATGGCTATGGTCCTGAACGAGAAGTACAAAGAGATAAGTCCAATTGTTTTCTATAAGAGTAGGTTGTTTAGATTGTTCCCTACTTATTATATTGGGCTTATTTTGGCTCTTGTTGTTTCGTTTGCTGCAATAGCAGACCGTTTCGGAGGGCTGTCTTTAGGGGCTAAATTTTATTTTGTTTTTCAGAATCTCTTTATATTTGGTCAGGACTTGTCTTATGTTTTTTGTATGAAGACTGCAGCTGGCGTCTGCGGAGATTCAGTTGCAATGACAATAAATCCGCCTGCTTGGTCGTTGGCCTTGGAGTTGGGTTTCTATTTGGTTGCGCCGTTTATCTTGAAGTCTGAAACGAAAACGTATTTGTTTTTTATGGTCGGGTGCGTCTACTTGTTGTTGCTTAACGGTGTATCGTTTCCTGTAAAAGAGTTTTCGTTGTTTGATGCAGGTGTTGTAGATTTAAGTACTGCTGGGCAAGTGATTTTTAATTACTATTTTTACCCGTCTTCATTTATGTTTTTTGGTGGTGGGGCCTTAGCTTATCATATGAGTAAGCGACTGCAGGAACCAAATTACCTAGTGGCTGTTGGAACAATCTTCGCCATATCCTTCGCCGTAACCATTATGCCGTTTGCTCACCTGTTGTTTTTTGCCATGTCTATTCCTGTGCTTTTTAAATACACTAAGAATAATAAGGTGGATAGGCTCGTTGGTGAGTTGTCTTATCCTGTTTATATTTTGCACTTCCCTATATTGCTGCTTTTCAAAGAATACGCATCAACCCATCCTCAGTATTTTGGTTTTATAGGTATGGGGTCGTGGGTGGCGGTGGCGTCTTGCGCTCTTGGGCTGGTGGTGTATTTTCTTGTCGATAAGAAAGTTGACAGCTATAGACACTCTGGACGTTTTCTATCAAAGGGTTCTAATGAATCGGCTGGCAAGTCGTTAGCTGTCCCGCGAGCGTTGGTTGCAGTATATTTTTTACTCCCGGTAATTGTTCTCGGTAATGTCTACGCCGATCAAGCGGCTTTGAAAAAGGAACCTTCTTCGACGGCGGTAAATCTTACCGATGTTAATTGGGTTAATGGTTTTTCAAGGTCTGTTGCTGGTTTTTTTGTTGAAAATAAAAGAGCTAATCTTGAGGCGTATAGGGTTGGTGCGTTAGTGAGATTTTCAAATGGTGAGGTAAGAAAGGTTTCGGCAGTGCTTAAGGCTGGACCGTACTTGCATGTTTATTTGGAGGGCGAAGCAATGGATGGAGAATCGCTCGGCTATCCTGAGAAAATTCAAATAGTGGATTGATGTTCGACCGGAAGAATGGTCCGTGGGCCACTTTCTCTACGCGGGCGATTATCGGCGCAGCACGGTCCTTGGCCCAGTGCGGCCGCCAACCCCACCGCACTAGGTCTGCGTGCAGCGTTTCATCCTGCTGGTGGAGCAGGGCGACTTGGGTGGTTGGTGCCACGTTGTAACGCTCAAGCGGTGCCTCACCCACTGAGTTTGCCAGGGCGTTGGGCATGCTCAGTGCCGCAACGAAGTCATGAATTCCACTGTACTGTGAAAGTCTTCCGCACATCGGCAAGCCCTCGGTAGAAACTTCAGCTTAGATCACTCGGCAAAATCTTCATGGGGGTGCTTCCCCTGGCCCCGTTTGTAGCCCGCGCAAGCGCCCATTCAAGTGAGTTGAGCTTGCTTGTGACAAAGCTCAGGTCAGTTTTGCAACTAGCAAGAGCGCTATCGGAGGCCTTGAGCTCTGTCCGAAGCTTGTCGCGTTCGATAGACAGCTCAGCGTGCATTCGCACCAGGCCGTAGATGTCCTCTCGGGCTTTGCGAAGCTGCAAATGCAGTTCCTGAATCTCGTTCTCCGAGAGCAGCGCGTGTTGCTTGTGGATTTCTAGAGGCGTAGGGCATCCAAGCCACTCGCAGGTGTCTTCATCGATGTTCATGGCGGGGCAATCCGAATACTGTATTTGCATACAGTATTCGAGATTTGTACAGGCTGAGGTTGCGAGGCGACGAACTGCTGGTGTTCCCGACGATCAGTCAGGGAGCGTTGAGAACGGCCAAGGTTAGCTTGATGAACTCTTCGTTGCGGTCGATGGTGTCCAATGCGCCGCGAACGTTGTCGGCGATTTCGGTGCCGCCTTGCCGCTCAACCCAGTTTGTCAGCTCCATGATGGCTGCTTCAAGGGCGAGTTGGTTTTCGTTGATTTTGGACAGCAGGGAAGGGAGCAGGTCAGAGTTCGGCAT